ATGGGCGCAACTGGAATCAATGGGTTACAGGTAGCGGGGGAAAAGTCGAGGGCTCGACGTTGCTGGTTCATACCCGACGGAACCGAGCTAGCTCGCCGGCAGCAAGCCAAGGCCGATGAAGAGGCCGCGTGGCTTGCGGAGATGGATGCCGCGCCGCTCACATGGGGCCTCTGCTACTTCATCGGTTGCGACGAAGGTATGGTGAAGATTGGCTGGTCGAAGGACGTCAATCGCCGGCTCGCCGAATTGAAGGGTCCATCGCTCTACAAGCTGAACGTGTTGGCTGCCGCACGGGGCGGACGGGAGCGCGAAGCCTATTACCACCAGAAGTTCGACGCCCATGCACTCGGCAATGAGTGGTTCACCCGCTGCCCTGAGATCGAAGCCGAGATCGCCCGCCTGAATGGCGGTGCGGCATGAGCGAAAATGCGCTGATCATGTTAGCCGCAATCCTCTTCTATCCGGGCATCGTTCTACTGGTCGCGATCACCGGCCCGCACAACGAAACCGAACGCCGGGAGCTGAGGCAGCGCGGCAAGCGGAGGAAGTCATGACCCCTCCGACCCCCTACGGGACTGCAATAAGCGAGCGTTCGGAGGCGGGCGTTTGCCTAACCGGATGCGGGGATGCGGGTTCGGCCCCTCCTGCCCGCGCGCATCTGTCCAACCTTTTCAGCGGAGAGAAAGCATGAGCGACAAGGAAATGCTTCTAGTCCTTGTTGAGCGTGCCCAAGTGGCCGTTGGTCCTGATCGAGACTTGGATTGCCGGATCTGGCTGATCGTCGGGCCGCAGTTGGGCGGTGAGTGGCATCTTCGTGGCGACGCCCCGATCAGGCCTGCTGAGATCATCCAGGGCCGCTGGCTGGGCTCCGCGCTTGAGAAGTGGCCTGAGCCTGAGAATGTGCGGCAGACTGCGGCCAACTACCATGTGCCGAAGTTCACCGCCTCGCTCGATGCCGCGATGACTCTGTGCGAGCCGCACTGGTGGGTCAACATGAGCGCACCCCTTTCGCCGGATGCTTACGGGTACTCGCGCGAAGACCAGCGTAGGCCCCGTGCCGGCATGGAGTGCATCGGGGAGCCGTATTCCTCTGGCGGTCACGGTGCGACGCTGCCTCTGGCTGTCACGGCAATGGCGCTTCGTGCCCGCGCCCTAAGCCCCGCATGACCCCGCGCGAACCGCTGCTCGCAGGGGAGGGGAGGGAGGTGCTTGGCCAACGGTGCACATACCTCGCTGATCGTGGGCTAAACCGACCATAGAGCAGCAAGGAGAAGACCGATGATCGACAGACAAGCCGAGATGAAGCAGAACCGAGACCGCGTCGTCGCCCGTAATCTTAGGTTCCGTCGGTGGCATTATAGCCGTCCATTTAGGACCGCTGTTCCTCCGAATTGGAGGCTGCCTGACCGCTTGCCTAGCCCCGGACCAATCTCTTAAATTCCTCAAGTGCCGAGTCGGCGCAGAAAGGAGCTGGACCGTGTCGAAGTTATTAGTCGCTCATGCCGTGCAACGCTGCGGGCGCGGTGAGGGCTAAGTAGGGAGACCGCCAAACCCCTTGCTCGGGTTCGACGGTCTCGCAAGTGGCCAAATTCAGGTGCAACCAAACTGGCGGGGATGTTCGTAGCATCCTCGCCGATCTTTTGAAAAGCCCGGGTTTCACCGGAGCGGCTGGAGCTAACGAAGATGGGTGACGACCACGGGTACGAAGTCGAGAAAACCGATGCAGGCTGGATGGTGTACCACAGTGCTACCATAGGCATTGTCATGAAGACAGCGCCGGTAAGCCAGGAATACAACACCCGCGAAGAAGCAGAAGCCGAGATGCAGCGACGGATCGCCGCCACCTCGCAGGCCTAACCCCTGATCCCCGATAATCCCCAGACTTCTCCAACTGCCGCAATACCCCTTTGAACGCTGCCGTGACGCCCTGAGCGCGGCCAATGTCGTTCTCCTGCGCTGCGGAGTCCCAGAGCATGACCAGCGGCCAGCCGTTCCGGACAGTGAGGCAGGAGGCACCGCAGCGCCAAGCGAACGGGCACAGTGTCGACGCGCTGATCGCCGCAAACGTTCACCGCCTCGCGCAGGATCTGCACCGCGAGCTCGACAACGATTCGCTGGTGCTGGTTCATCCTGCTATGGAACGTATCAGGAACAACATCGCAAGTGATTCGACATGGCACGCTGCCGCCTCTGCACTAGCAACGACGATGAAGCGCTCAATGAGCACCTAGCTGAGAAGCTTTGGGACAGCCGGATCGCGCGGCTAGAAGGGCCGATCCCGTGGAGTGAGGCGGGCGGCACGTGGCAGGCCGCGTTCCGGGAATTGGCCGTCGCCGCTCGGCAGGCGCTGGTGCAGCGCGATTGAGGGGTGCCGGTCTTTCCCGACTGCCAGGCTTACATAGCAGCACCGGATCGCCTCGGCTGCGAGCTATGGGCCAGCCCTTGCGAGGGGCTAAGTGAGAGGCTTGCTGCGGGCCGAGGCCACTTGTTTGTCTAGGGCTGCTCCGGAGGCGAGGTTTCGAACCCCCGCTTATCCGGACCTCCCATAGGACCGTCCTGGTGCTGACCGCTTTCAGTTCCGGACCCTCCGGCGGTCGGTGGCGCACACCGTCGAATACGCGCCCGCAGCCTGAAGATAGTAGCTTTTCTGCCGAGTCGCGTCTATAGGAGTTGCAGGCTGCGGGCTTGCGGGAACGTCCCGGATTAGCTCAGCTGGATAGAGCGCCGCCTTCCGGTGGATGTCGCGGGTTCAAGTCCCGTATCCGGTTCGGACCTGCAATCGCGATGGGCCCGCAGCCTACCTCACCACCTCCCGCACGACCTTCGCCTTGGCGATGATCGGCGCGGCTTTCCGGACGAGACCGGGCGCGATGACGCCAGCCACGACCAGGGCGAATTCCGGGTTCTTCTTGGCGGCCTTCACGACTTTGCCGAGCAGCTTCTTCAGGTTCATGGCTGTGCTTCCTTCACGTTGACTGGATCCTTGGGGGTGCCGGAAGGGCCATCCGAGGGCGGCTGAGACGCGCCGAGCTGTTGGCCCATCCGGTCGACGCTGCGCTGGGTCCACCGCTCCTTGATGGCGCCGACGATTAACGTCAGCACGACCAGGTATGCGGAAGGGTCGAAGGGCTTGGTGTCGGTGGCGTGGGATTGTCCGAGGCCGGCCAGCACCATGACGCCGATGGCGATCACCACCAGCGTTGCGATCTCGCTGGCGTGGTCGCTCAGCTTGGGGAGGATGACGCGGGTCATGCGGCGCTCCCGTACAGTTTCGCCTCGGCAGCACGGCGTTTGACCAAGCCGGCTAGCTCCACCCCGTTGTCATACCGCCACCGCGCGAACTGGCCCTTGGCCGCCGCGTAGTCGCCGTCGTTGTGGTACCTCCGCAGCGTGCTACCGCCCACCTGGTCGGCCCCAAGGTTGAACGTGAAGCTCACCAGCGCGTCGAACTGATTGTCCGTCGTAGAGTGGAACAGCCGCAGCACATCGCGCTCAGCTTCGGCCACATCCTGCCGCAACAGGTCATCCGCCTGCGCTTCCGTGATGACCATCCCAGGCTTCACGTCTGGTCCGGTATGACCGTAGCCGATCGTCCAGACGCCACCTGTGTCTTGGTATGCCTTCAGGCGCAGGCCCTCAAACTGCTTGATCAGGTCCAGGCCAGCTTTGCCGATGTGGCGACTGCCACCGCGCTTCTCCCAAAGCTCCGCAAGCTGGTTGATCAGCCCCACGTCCTCGCTGTGCAGCTTCCCACCCGGTGCGAGGAGCCGCAGCTTAGGTGCTATGGCGTCTGCGAATTGCTGGCGTGTCGTCATGCCTCAGCTCCCGCTCGTGCGATCTTCGCTCCCGACTGCGCGCCCTTCTCCAGCGCCTCAGCCTTGGTCTGCTCGGCCTCCATGGCCTCGATGTCGTCCAGAATGCCCGACAGGCCATCAGGCGGGTTCGGCAGCCGGCGCAGGAGCATCACGAGCGCGCGGAAGCGCATCTTGGCGTTGCCCAGCTCGTGGCGGGCGATGCGGGCCGCTGCTTCATACTCAGCCTCAAGGCGGTCGACCTTCTGGTCGTATGCTGCGGTCAGCTTGTCGAGCTTGTCCTCATAGTAGAGGCGCTGCTCCTTCAGATCGGCTTCCAGCTTCTCGATGCGGCCGAGCATGTCCTCTCGCAGCTTCTGATCGACTGCGATGGCTTGGGCCCGACTGGCTTGCTCGGCCTCGAGCGTCTGCTTGCGCCACGGATTGATCTGGCGCACGACCAGACCGAGGAACAGAAGGAACGAGCCCGCCGCGCCACTGGCGGTGATCCAGCCATATGCAGAGGTGACGGGTACGGGGTCAGGCATGTGGTTCACTCCGCATGGCAGCGAGGGTACGTGATGGCGGCGAGGGGGATTGCCGCCGGGAGGTGGAAGCGCGCCGTCTGATCGTGTACGTGGACGGAATGCGGATCTTGATCTTCGGCAGTATCGTTGCGGCTGCTATCGTGAGCGGTCCGGCGTCCGCGCAAACCGCGCGCGGTGCTGGTGACCAGCGTGAGGCCTACGGCGCGCGCATGACCCCTGAAGCCAGCGACCAAACCACGAACTCTAGCCGAGTAGTCAACCGGCTGAACACTCGCCTCAATTCGCGCCTCTCGACCCGGATAGAGCGATACGCTGTCACGCCCGACGCGACTGACGCGTTGCGGGTACCCCCGGCTGATCCGAACAATGTACTTCGCCAACAGGTGGAGCCGGTGCCGCAGGACGACGACCCACTTTGATGGGTGGGGAGCCCTGCTAAAGCCCTTGCAGCGGGACTCGTGCGGGAGCAGGATTCCGGTATGAAGATAGTACTGCTCACCAAGCGCGATGACTTCAGCCGGCAGGCTCAGCAGATCGCAGCCAGTTTGTTCGGAACCAGTCTCACCGTCGCTGAGGGCGCCGTAGGTGATGACAGGCCGGACTGCTTGAAGGGACACGGAGATTACCTTGTCTCCTTCCTCTCCCCTTGGATCATCACCGCGGCGGAGCTGAGCAGGTTCGGAACGTCGATCAATTTCCACCCTGGCTCGGCGGACTATCCTGGCACCGGATGCTACAACTTTGCCCTTTACGAAGGCTCTGCTGACTACGGCGCGACCTGCCATCACATGCTTCCGAAGGTCGATACCGGCGCAATTGTGCTCGAGCGGCGCTTCAACACCTTTCAGACCGATACCGTCGCCGGCCTAAAGCTCCGAACGATGGTGACGATGGTCAGCATGTTCTGCGACATCGTCTGCGGGATAGCGCAGGGGGATCCGCTCCCGGTCGGCGCCACCCACTGGACCCGCCGCGCCTTCACTTGGCGAGAGATGGAGGCTTTGAAAGTGCTTCGCCCGACCATGAGTGAAGCTGAGATCGCGCGCCGTGTTAGGGCTACGACGTTCCCCGGCTACCCGGGCCCCCGCATGGTCGCGAATGATGGATGGCAGGCGACACCTGATCAGGGCTTGGCAGCCGTGAAGTAGAGATCGACCAAGTGCACATGGGCAGCCGTCGCCTTGAATCGAAAGGTGACGGCGTTTGCAGCGTTGCTTGACCTGCGCGCCCCGCCGAGGACGGGCTCTGCGGTATCGTTATTGGTCACTTCCACGCGTACATCACTGATGTCCGCCCAGCCTGAAGGCAGGAACACATCAAAGGCGCCGAGTTCCGCTGCATCGGAGGTGACTGTCAAAGGCAGGTGGAACTTGAGCTGACCGAGTACCGTGAAGCCAAGGAACCTCAAATCCTGCGGAGTAGCGCTCCAGCTCGAGCCCATTATCTGCGCGACTGATTGGATGGAGATCGGCGAGACCAGCCCATTGATGGCCCGATTAGAGGGACATGAGAAATATGCCACATTCTGAACTGTCGCCGCTAAATTGAACCCGTAAGCGCTCACGGCAGGATCAACGCTGGACAGCGTATCTGCCACCGTCAGGCCGAAGATATTCCGAAGGAAAGGGGCGTTCCGATAGTATTTGTTACCCGCGAAGGCAGCGTCAACGATGCCGTCGCTACCGGTATAAGTGACGCCGGTATCAAAGTCGGTAGCTGTCGTGATGAAGGCCCCATCGCCGTTGCCGCCGAGGGGATCGTCAAATTGACAGTTGGTGACCCTCAGTCGGTAGCACGGCGTCTCATGTCGAAGATGCAGGATCAACGCACCGGATGCGTTCCCTCGGCAGTCTAGGCCTGTCCACTCCATGGTGTCGAAGCCGTCGCCGTTCAGAAAGCTCTCGAATGTGATCGGCCGCCCGTAGAAAAGACCGGAAAGGTTTGCAGGCGTCCGTCGGCCATATCGACCATCGGTATACCCACCGCCGCTTGCACCCGGCAGATCCTTCCCGTTGTTCGCGAGGAAGCCGATGCCGTTGCTGCAAACCTTCCCCCGGTAGATCGAGGACAAGCTGATGCCATGGCGCCCATTCCACTGGCAGTCGGGATCTTGGATCACTAGATCACGGTGGCAGTAGTCAGTGCCGTTCGCGGGCTCATAGAAGGCGTGCCAAACGAAGATGCCATCGGTGGCCGCGTAGAATGCCCAGGGCCTGATGAGGTGGACGTTTTCAGTCTGGCCCCAAATTTTGAAGATGGCGCGCTGGCCGTCAAAATTGCTGGTTATCAGTTGGCTCTGGTTCTCACGATTGCCATGACCTCCGCAATCCACGAGCGTGATATTGCGCTTTTTCACCGTCTGTCCGTCAATGAAAAATGGAGAGTTGTCCTGTGTCGATGGCAGCGAGAACGTCTTGATGTTCATCGCCGTCAACTCCGACGGGACGTACACAGTGCCCACCCGATACCAGCGATCGTTACCGTTCGCGATGATGCTCTTTGCGGATGCTTCGTTAAACAAAGCCTGCATTGCAGCCGTGCTGTCCGACGTTCCCGCCTGAGCATCCGCCAGCGTGGGGTATCCAACCGCCCCGAACATCTCGGGCGTGAGCATCGCCGTGGTTTTGAGCTCGCCGAAGATGTCGAGCGCCTCTTGTACGGTGCCGGCCTCTGCTGTGCCGATCAGGCTGGCGCCGCCGTCGCCCGCCAGCGCAGACTTGGTCAGTACGACATCTAGCGCAGTCGCGGTGCCAGCGTCGTCGCGATACAGTCGCAAGCCTCCCGCTTCCGCCACCCAGAACGTGCCGCCGCTCGGCACTGCGGCCAAGCCGGCTGCCGTGGTGGCATAGACCTGCGGTGCGGTAAGGGCGGCGATCTCCGCTATGTCAGCGGCTTGCTCGGCTGCTATCCGATCCGCTGCTGCGCCGGAGCCCATCTTGTCGAGGATTTGGGCGTCGGTGTCGGTGGACAGAATAGGTACCCCGGCCACGTTCGAAACACGTCGGGCAACCGCGCCAAAGCTTTCGCCCCGCGCACCGGTCACTTCGATCCGCACGCCGCCGCTGGAGGTTGCACGCGTCATGGGGTCACTCCAGGGTGAAGGATGATTTGTCCGCGCGTCTCAATGACACGGATGCCCTCTGCGTCGGTCGCGCGGAAATCGTAGGCGAGGCGGACGATGCGGTTTGCACCCGGTACGCCGTCGAATTGCTGACCGCTCAGTAGCGGCTCGAAATAGCCGGCGACATCATCGCGGTTGCGGAAGGCAGCGCTGGCGATCACCGAGCCTTGCCCCGCGACCGCGCGCACCGACAGCCCGAGCGTCCAACCGGTGATATCGATGGGCTCGCCGGTTTCCTGGTCCTCCATCCACCAGCCCTGGCAATAGTCGCCATTGCGCGGAACCTCGATGTCGAGATCAGCCGCCATAGCCAGTGTCCTCCACGAAGCTCACGGTGGTGGTGCCGTACATGCCGAGCATGATGTCGGCGGCGAGGTCTTGGCCGATAACTGAACGGCAGACGACCACGGGCCAGTCGAAGTTGGCGGGCGTGCCGGCGGCGATCGACTCACGCGCTGGTGGGCTGACGCGGACTGTGGCGGTGGAGCCGTTGCGGCTCAGCACGCGCTCGATCTTGAAGCCGCAATAGCCGACGGAAAACTTCATGCCCGGCTGCACGTCATCGCCCTGATCGACGGTCACCTGGAGCGTCGTGGCGCGCAGGGTTGCGGGCGCTGATACACGCGCGACGATGTATGGGGCCGCGAACCGCACCTCTGTCGGGAAATAGTCGTCGTTCCAGTAGAGGTCGGACGGCATCGCCAGCCCGTTCCCGGCGACGGGCCGCGGCGCGGTGTCCAGCGACAGCAGCGGCACCAGCACCGAGCGCGCGCCGCCGGCAAGCTCGCCTACCCACGCTGACCAGAGCTGCTGTCGGAACGGGTCGTCCTGGCCCATCTCGCCGTAGCTGATCTCCCAGCGACCGCCTCCGTCGGTTTGGATCACGTCCTGCTCGCCGTTCACAGCCTCACCGCCACTGATCACGCGCGCAGCAACGTCGGCCTTCACCGGGTCCGGATTGAAGATATGGGCCGGAAAGATTGGCAGCATGCGGCGAGGCTAGCCGTACCGCCGTCAGCATCGTGCCGCCGTCAGGGAGTAGGAGGGGGAGGGGTGCTGACCACCGAGGTGGCCGACCAGTCGGACACTCGACCATCCCCGACGCCATAAGCGACCTGCACTTCTACTTCTTCGTCCGCAGGCACTAGCCCGACGATCAGGCTAACAGGCTGACCGGGATCTATGTCTGCATAGGTCATATCTGCGCCCCAGACCGCCGCGCCTTCGACACGGAAGCGAGCATACCATGTGAGGTCTGTCCGTTCTGGAGGCTGCACTTCGATCGCGAGGTTCACGCCATAGGTTTCGGACACCGCCGTCGCTGATAGGACCACGGGGGTGGGCAAGGGCTCTCCCACCACGCGATTGCCCACGGGCGCCGGTTCACCCTCTTCTGTGGAGGGGTTCCAACTGTCCACGTCCGGATTCACGGCAACCCAATCGAAGACAGCGCCGCCAGTCTCGTAATCGCGCTCCCCGCCGACCACTTCCGCCCACCCGCTGTAGAAGGTGGCGCCGGCCTCCACATCCTCGAGTTCGATATAGCGGTGGGACAGGACGTCGCGGCCCCCGACGGTGGTCGTGATCTTGCCGCGCTGTGGCGCATTCTGCCGAGCCTGCCGGCGTTTCGCGAGGCGGCGGTTCTGTGGGAAGGAAGGGCTCTGCGGCGCGAAGCCATCGCTGTCGATGCGCCCGCGCTTGCTGATGTCGCCTTCATCTCTCCACGACTGCCCCTCGACCACATTCCAGTCGTGCTGCTCGGACACATATTGCACGACGAGCTCGTTGATCCGGTCCTCGTCTTCCACGAAGAACTGCCGTGACGAGCTGACGATGTGCTCGGGGCCGATACGAAAGACCGGCGCGGTAATCTTGCCCGCATAGACGACCTGGCAGCCGTTCGCGTCCTGCGCCGTCCATCCGTCGAAGCAGGCCAGCATCTCGTTGACGATGTCGCCGGGCAGCTTGGATGAGTCCCAGGCCACGCATCCGCGGTATCGAGGTTCGGTGCCGCCGGCTTTGAGTGGCACCGGCTCGTCACAGACGCTCGCCGCCGTTGCCCAATGTCCGATGACGGGCAGGATCTGCGTGCCGAAGTCCAAACCGCGGTAGACCATGTAGAACCACAGCAGGTGCAGCGCTGCGTTCTCAGTCCAAGCCCATGTTGCCGGATTATGCGGGTCGTGCGCAGGATTGCGCGGATCGAAGCACCGGTAGCTCTTTGCCACCAGCGACATCGTGATCTGGTCGCCCTGAGGATAGACCTTGATGAAGTCTTTGGCTTCCACCGGGTCTTTGGTCAGATATCCCGAGAATATGCCGTCCCCGCGGTGGCCCGCGGTCCATACGCCGGGGAACAGGGTGACGAGATTGGCGTAAGCCGTCTCGGTCATGAGGCCCAGGCGCCAGCCCACCCGCACGCGAGGGCCGCTATATCGTCCGTCGGGGAGGCCCTGCACGACGTCGCCGGCCAGGGTCACCAGATCGTCGTTGAGGTAGACGCGCTCCACACCCTCAATAGGGCCGGCGGGGCAGTCGAGGAACGCCCAAACATCGCCCGTCGTGCCGTTTGCGGCGGTGTCAAACAGCATCTGCGCGCCATACCAACGCCTCCGCCCCATGCCATAGAGGCGGGGCGGGGTGGGTAGCTTCAGTTCTCGCTCGGTCGACTCCGGCTTTGTGTTCCCAGCACCTGTCAGGATCGAAGACAGAAAGCTCGTCGCTGCGGCTGTGATCGCATAGGCAGCGATGCTCGCGACCAGCTTTGACACACCGAGTTTGACGATGACGGGGACTAGGGCCTGGGGCATGGTCGCCTCCAGATCGCGATTGCTTCGGCGCTGGCGCTGACAAGACTGGTCGGGGACAGGAACGCCCACCGCTTGCCGGTCCATATCGCGCCGATCTGCACCGACTGCCGATCAGCGCCGATTGCCTCGATGATGCCGACGTCGCCGGCCTCCGGCGTCTCCACTCGCTCCAGGCGCCCAGCGATGCACTGCTCCCAAAGCGGCACCAGCCCGCCGGCGGCGTCGATCAGGGCCTGTGCTTCATCCATGCTGGAATAGGCGGGGGTCTCAATGCCCGCCCACCGCGCCGGCCAAGCCGAGCAGTCGTGCACGCCGTCCTTCCAGGGGGTCTTGGCGGCCTCCAGCAGGTATGAGCCAAGATCTCTCATTTCGGGCCGAAGCGTCGAGTGACGCGCTGACTGATGGAGGCGACCTGGTCGCAGAACCTGTCCGTCGGCGAACGGCGGTTCTGATCGGCCGCCGTGAAGAACCCGAGTTGGGGGTTGGACCTGCGCGTGTCCGACGAAGCGACAGACAGGGCGATCAAGCGAGTGCGGCCCTCGGCGGACGGCGATGAGTCGACCGTCAGGACGTCGGCTATGCCGAGCCATTCCCAAACGACACGCGCGACCTGCCAAGCCGCGTCGAAGTCCACATAGCCGATGCGGAGAACCGCGCCTTCGACTGTCGCCCGGTCTTCCATGGCGAGGCGCATGGTCTCGGCCGACACGCCGCTCAGCCCGAAGGTGTAGCGGCCCGCCCTTCCGTTGATCAGGGCTTGCAGCGCAGGGATGCCGACAAGCTCGCCAGCGCCACTCCACCGGGCCCCTTGTTGGTCAACATGGTCGGCCGGTGTTTCGAGTGGTCCGTAGCCTGTCCAAAGGGAGCAAACCGGGTCGCTGCCGAGCCTGAACAGGTAGGAGCGGCGATAGTTGGCCATTGGGCATGGCTATGCTGTGCCGGCCTCCCCCATTGCCGCCGTCAACCTCCGAAGCGGCGTGACTGAGCCACGGCACCAGGGGCGTCGCGCATGGATCGGTTGTAGCTGGCTGCGGCCGCCTTCGTGGCGCTTTCCTCGCTGATGCGCTGCATGTCGGCGTAGAGCTGCGGGGTGATGACGGCGCCCTTGAGATTGAACTGCGGGGCGGAGACGATGGTGGTGCCGCCGCGGCTTGGTAATGCGGCGCGCTCCTGGCCCAGCGGGATGATCTTCCCACCCTGGTTTGGCTGAAAATACTCGACGCGGCCGGGGCTCGCGCCTTCGTTGACCCGGACCATCTGGCCCGGCGCCACAGACCCGCCCGAGGCTCGCCCGAAAATCGCATTGCCGATGCTGCTGAGCGTCGCCCCGAAACCCTGGCCCTTGCTGTTCTTCAGGGCTTCAGCGATCGGCGCGAGCAGGTTCTGTTCGATGAACAGGGACAGCAGCTGACCGATCAGCGGGTCTTTGATGCCCAGCTTCTGGGTGACGGCGTCTGCAATGGCGTCGTCCACCTCGTCCAAGCGTTGAACGACAAGCTGCTGCACCTCATCACCGATGTTGTCGCCGCGCCCGCTGAGGCGCCGTGAGTAGCTCTCGAACGGGCTTTCGTACTGGCGGCTCAGCCCTTGCCGCTCAGCACCTTGGCGCCGCTCCAGGTTTACCCGCGCTTTCGCCACGTCCGCTATCTCGCCGGCGGCGATCGACGCCTCAAGGCGGGACCGCTCCTCGTCCTGCGCAAGTTCAAGGATGCGGCGTTCTAGCGCCAAGCGCTCCCGGCGACCGTCAACCAGCTCAGCCTCAGCGGCAAGCGTGTCCTGATCATCGCGCAGCTGGCGCTCCAGCATGTCCGCGCGGCGCTGCTCGGCCTCCTCAATACGTGCCCGGCTGCGCGGGGTGGCAATCCGCACCACCTCCCCGTCGGCACCAACTTGGCGCCCGAACTGCTTGTTGAGTTCGGCGGTCAGACGCGTCTTCTGGGCAGCCGTATAGTCCTTCTGACTGCGGATCTGCGCAAGGCGCTCTTGGTATTCGATTTCGTCAAGCGCGGCTTGGATGTCCTTCCGCTTGTCGATGTCACGCGTGATTTCAAGCTGGTCTTGCAGCTGATCCGCCATCGCGCGGCGGAGGTCGCCTTCGAACTGCGCCTGGATTTCAGCGGCAGTTGGCCCGGTGCGGCCCTTGGCCTTTTTCTTCTTCTTGTCGTCGTCCGACGCGATAGGGGCGGGCGTGAGTTCGGGCGCCTCGATCGCCTTACCCAACTTCGTCAGCGCGTTGTAGAGGTCGATCGCGGCCTTGTCGGCAACGTTCATGCGCTGCTCGGCGGCGGACACGGCCCGGTTGCCGGACTCGTCAGCGGCGTAGAAGGTGCCCAGGTTGGCGTTCCGGCCGCCTACGCGCGCCGCCATGGAGTTCTCGTTCGCCTTGGCCCGCGTCCGGGCATACTCAGCCGACGCCTGCAACGCCGACGCCTGCGCGCTGGCCAGCTTCTGCTTGGTCAGCTCGTACTCTGCCTTAGCCGCAGCCAGGGCTTCAACGCGCGTCTTTCCGTGTGCGCTTGCAAGGCGCTCTGCGGCGTCGGCGGCGCGTTTCGTGGTATCGCCTGCGATCCGCTGGGCTTCTTCGTTTACGCGCGCAGCCTTGGCGGCATCATCGGTGCGGGTGGCGAGGAAGCCGATGCCGAGGGCAAGGGCGGTAACCGCTATGCCGACGGGGCCGCCGAACGCCGCAAGCATGGTGCGGCCGGCCGTGGCGCTCGTCAGGGCCAGGGCCTCCATGGTGGTAGCGGCGCCCGCTGCCCGCGCCTGAAGGGCGAACATCGCGGTCGACGCAAGGCCAGACGATGCCGCAGCCGCGGTCATGCCGGCAGCGAACCGACCCAAGGCCAGCGCGGCGATAACCGCGAGTGCGTCTGCCACGGTATCCAGGTTGTTCGCCAGCAACTCGAGCCCGCCCGCGATTGCTGCCGTGGCGCCGTTGGTCTGCGCGGCCTGGCCGATATAGACGGTCAGCTGGTTGGTGAGCTTCGTGAAGGCGCCCGAGATTGTGAGGCCCGCACTGCCCGCGGTCTTTTCCAAGTCAGCCAGCGACGCCGTGATGGCGCGGAACAGCTGAATGTTGGAGACGCCTGGGCCTTCGGTGTCCTTGATCCTTTGCGTCAGACCGGCGAGCGAACCGCCAGTGCCTTCGATCCGCTTGGCGGCCTCACGCAACAGCGGCTGCATCGTGTCGAGCAAAGAGTTGAACTCTTCGGCCTGGATGCGCGGCGAACCGAGCGCCTGGCCAAGCTGGAGCAATGCCCCACTGGCTTCCTCGGTGCTGGTCCCGGAGATGCGCAACGAGGCGGCGACTGCCGACGTCAGGTTGATCAGGTCGGAGGTGCTGGCGCCAAGCTCACGCTGGTTCTGCGCGGCCCGGGAGTAGAGGGTGCCGACGGCTTCGATCGCCACGCCGTTCTGCTGAGCGACGGCGAGCAGCTTCTCTTGGATGCGGGCGAGGTCTTCGCCTTCCAGGCCGGCGACGCGAAGCTGGTTCTGGAACCGCGTGTAGCTGTCGATGATGCCGGTAAGCTGCTGTACCGAGAATGCGCCTGCGAAGGAGCCGGCAAGGGTGCGAAGTTGTCCGCTGATTGCGCCAGACGACGATCGGATCTGCCGCTCTAGGCTCTCAACCGCGCGTTCCTGGCGGTCAAAGCTGGTCTGTGCGAGCGCTGTGGTGCTCTTGAGTTCCGCCTTGTAGCGGCCGAGCTCGGCGCGCAGTTCAAGGATGACGGGATCGATGTCGGCCATCAGTGCGCTCCGAACTGCCCAAGCATCATCTCGCGGAAACCCTCGGACACCTTTGGCTTGTCGTCCAAGGCCTCGTTGTGAGCCTCCATGGCCTCCCAATAGGTGCTGAGAGAACAGCGCTCGAAAGCTAAGCCGAGGTGGTTGCAGTTGACGACGACGGTTCCCTTTCGGAACGGCTCATGTCGTTCGGTTCGGCTTCCGGCGCTTTTTTTTTGAGCGATACGCCCATGACTGCGGCGTTCAAGATGGCCCATGCCACCGGGACTGTCTCCGCGTAGGGCCGCCCATCGACATAGTTGTCCACTAGGTTCTTCGCGTCGATCGGGGAAGCGCCGCCGCCGATGGCAGCGCACCGGATCACCTCGTACACGTCTTTGATACGAGCCGAGCCGAAGCCCATGAAGCGGGCGACGTCGGTGTCGCGCTCTAGGCCGATCGCCGCGCCGAACTCTTCGAACATGGCGACGATCGACTTGTCGCCGCAAAGGCGTTCCACCTCCACGATACGCGCCATGGGTAGCCAGAACGTGTAGCTGCCGTCGCCGAATGCCAGGGTGACCGCAGTGTCCATCAAGCGGTCGGCGTGCCAGTGGTCCAGACGGGGCGGTTCTCGCCCGCGATGGTGATCTCAGCCGTGCCATCTTCGCCGACGTTCGTGTTGAACGCGGTCAGCACACCGGGGCCGGTGTAGTAGCCGAAGATAGTGCCGGTGCGGGGAATAGAAGCGGCATCATCGTACTTGCCGTATTCGACACGCCAGTTGCTCCGGTTGCCCAAAGCCGCTTGCATGTTCTCGAACTCGTCCATGTTGATGACGCCGGTGCCGGTCAGATCCCACTGGATGCCGGTAACACGAACGGCGCGGGTCGCCACGTCTGCCGGAGCGGCACAGTCACGGCGGAAGCGATCCGACGTGTTCGCCGTCTGGTTCAAGCCAGCGGACTCAATGCCGCAGACGATGTCGAAGGTGCCGGGGGAATCTGGGTCCTCACGGCGGACGACCACATAATCGGGTTCGTTGGGGTAGCTCACGCGCGTGTCTCCGCTGGATATCCAGCGCGGAGACTATGGGCGGCTACTCCGGGGCGTTGCCGCCGTCACGGGCGATGTAGGCGGTGCGCTCGCGGATCATCTTGCGCGCGCGCTCGGCCTGCCACTCGCTTTCCGATGGGGCAAACGCTTCCATGAGGGTTAGCCGAACACGGTGGGCGTCCATGTCACGCCCTTCCGACTTCAGGTCATCAGCTATCGCGTTGATGTCGTCTGCGTCGATCCCATCAATGCGGAGCAACTGGCGCAACATGGCTAGGGCGATGTGGTCCGACACGGCTCCACGATACCGCCACCGGCCTCACTCGGCAACGGCTCTGACGTTCACCAGGCAGCTATAGTGGAACACGTCGAGTTCGGCTCCATCCGGGAATAGGCGGATGTCGGTCAGCCGGTAGGTGAGGCGGAGAGGGTGGCCGTCAACGTCAACCGTTTCGCCCTGCAGGTGCAGCGCGCCCTCGATCGCCATCCCGATACGCTCTGCATGGTCCTCCGCCTCTTCTAGGACGGTCGTGCCGCTCTTGCGCGGGCCTGCAAACGCATCCACGGGAAGATTGATGTTCGCGCCATTCAGGCACGTTGCCGTGCGAGGTAGTGTTTGCGGAACCCCCGTCTTGATGAAGGGACTTAGGCGCCTCTCCGGGGCAGGCACCTTCTGCGAATATATACCGGCCTTCTCGACAAGGGAGGTCAGCAGAGGGTCACGCCTCAGTCTCGTCAGGAGGGCGCGGCGCGCATGGTATTGTAGTCCCATCATCCTCGCGACTTCCTTGAGAAGCGGTCTACGGCATCAGCCACAAGTCGTTGAGCTTCCGGAGCCATCTTGTCGCGTGCAGGGCGCATGAACGGCCTCGCGGCCATGCGGGACGTGCCGAACTCCAAAGGCGTGCTGTGCGGTGCCTCGCTGGTTACAACGACGAGCTTGTCACTCTTCTGAAGCACCTCGATTTGGCCTGCCAAGCGACCGGTGTCGTTGTTGGGAGCCTCACCGGGGGAGCTCGGGGTGTGGCCTTTGCCAGATACGGCACCGCGGGTGATGCTCAATTGCGCCTCCACGGCGATGCTCTCGCCGGCAACGAACAGTGCCTTGCCGACGACGCTATCCAAGCCAGCCCCGCTTAGCTTCCGCAGCCGACGCAGGTGAGCTTTGTGCCCTTTCAGTGGCAAGTCACGCCCTCCGCCCCCGCCCATCAAAAGCGAACCCAAGCACGTCCTGCGCGCTAGAAGCGACGGACCAGAGCCCGACATGATTGGCCGGCACGAAGGCGCCAGGCAGCACTTCCACGATGGCGTCCGTGTCGACGCGGCGCTCCAACCCCGGCGCGAGCACCAGCATGCGGACGTCACGATCGGTGTATCCCGCCTCCTGCCGCATCGCCTCGGTCACCTGGTCAATCTGGACCATGCAATCGACCTCGACCGGCTCCCCGGGCTCGATGATCGATCCGCCATCGTCCACGACCGGCACCCCAGGCCAGTGCAGCCGCCCCGCGTGAAACGGACCACCGACCGCGCCTGAAATGGCCACCGCAATTTCTGCGAACGCATCGGCTAGCATCAGCGCGACGGCCTGGAGGGCATTGGTGACCCGGGCGGGCTCGGCGGCGGCGCCATAGGCACGCCCTGCACCTTCTGAATGTGCCGCTCCTCACCAGTCAGCCGGTGACGCTCGTGGATCCAGGCCCAGGTTTCGTCATAGGTGCGCCAGAAGATCATGCAGTAGATCAGGCGCAGCGCGATTATGCCCCAGGGCACAGCGGCTAGTAGAATGCCGAACGTCGCGTCACTCATCCGCACCACCCCGGGCTGAGCGTGCCTACCAGTCGCGGGCCTCCGACGTTGCGCCGCAGGAACACCTCGAACGCGCGCCCGTAGCGGGTGGCCTTGTACCCGGTCGACACGCCGACCGAGCTGTCGAAGCTCACCGACATGCTGGCGGACTTGAAGTCGGTTACACCCATGGTGCGCAGGTCGCCTACAGCGCCGGTTCCGCCGAGGACGCCGTTCTCGGACATGTTGTGCGCGGCCAAGGTCATCTCAGCAGGCGCGCGGTCTACCTCGGCCCAGCTTTCGGTGACGATCAGGCGCGCGTCCTGCAGCCAGTATTCGATCGTGTCCGCTGGCACCGCTGCGAACGCGGGGAAGCGCTTGCGGAACTCGTCGGCGGTGGGTTGGGTGTAGGGCATGGCGGGAGGGTGACATGCCGGTGGACAGGGGACTGCCGCCGTGAGGTATGACCCGCTCCGCGCCCAGCTCGTCCGAAATCTCGTTAAGCAGACGGCATGGACATGCGGGGGTAACATTTGATGCTCAGCTTGCTCATCGACAATCGCAGGAGAGCTTCAATGTCGCGGATCTGGCTTCGAATTCTTCGGCGCGGCAGGAGCGATAAGGCAGTCCGTCAGACGGAAGCGTTCAGCGTCATGCAAATTGTGCAGTGCGACCCCGTCCAGACGGCCCTGCGAGATCAATGCCGCTAAAGAGATGACCCGGTCTCAGGGGGGCGTGAGACCGGGCCAGGATGGCAGTACATTATCCCTGTAGGGGCCGAAGCCCGCCGCATTGGGTGGAAACAAGCTGGAAATGTATTGGATGGAATCGACAAGCTGGCACACGGCATGCCTAAAAGCACGGGACGGTTAGGTCACCGGCTCCAGAACTGCTTCTGTTCTATGGGGTGCATGCGGAGACGCTGAAGCCGCTGCCGCCGGCGCCTTCCCGGCTTCGCTGGCCTCGGCGCTCTAGGGATCGCCAGGCAATCTCGACTCCGGCCGTCAGTCCATGGTCATCGTAGCTGCCGAGGATTGACCATCGATCGAGATTTCCCAAAGCACCAATCCCACCGCGTCTGTGACGGTCACACTCCATGGCCGAGAGCCCCAGAACCCTTCCGGCGCCTCCTGCATCATCTGACCGCAGGTCTGGATCGCCTGCCTTCGTGCGTCGACTGGCCCTGCGAGATCAGTCCCGTCAACGTCAGTGTAGCGGGTGCCCGTCTGGGTGTGAAAGTAGAAGAGTGGTATTAAATCGCTCCGCGCAGATCGGGGGAGCAACAACGCTACCGGTCACCAGCGGCCGAATAAGTGGCTGGCGATGCGACAAGAACACCCGGCAGGCCAGTTCGGGCCCGGGCACACCTGCGGGCGTCGTTGGAAGCTGGAGCGGCCCAACGGGGTCGCACCGACCTCGCACGCAGGTCTGCTGCGGCTTTAAGGGTTACTACGTAACCCCCTTGAGGCTTAAGTAGGAAACAGGTAGCCGCCCGCAAATGTTGGGAAAGATGCGGCATTATCGGGTCTACAAACGGGGCGAAGTGACCGGCAAAATCGTCAAGGGCAAAGATCTGCTCGCAGACAATGACGATCAGGCGTTGAAAGCGGCGAGCGAAGATCCAGACTGCCCCACATGTGAGGTCTGGAAAGGGACGACGCCAGTCGGCTCCATCAAACGTTAGCCGGTATGCCCGCTCGTCGAGTCGAGATTTGGTTTGGGTGGGTCGAGGGCAATAGCGGATCTCGACCTCGCAGGTGAGTTCGGGCGCCTCATGGATCAGCCGCCGGGTACTACCTGATTTTATATAGTACCTCAGTAGCACTTTACGTGGTAGAGAACTCGATATTGCCAGCTATCTAAAGCATGCGGCAACTGAGAGCACTGGAAAGCTCCCGCTTACGGGAGAAGCACAATGTCCGATTGCGGATCTGTTAAGAATCTTAAGGTACGCGCTATTGCGGCACGAAAGGCCGCAAAAAGCGCTGAAGATCTTTTCGCTAAGGCCGGCCATGAGCTGATGGCTGCTCAATGCGATGAACTTGCGCGCAACGCCGCCGCGAGACCGGCAGATCAAGTCGTGGTACGGCGGTAGCCAATAGCAAAGTGCGGCAAGCAGACGTTGTCGGAGCGTTTTGTGACACCACCCTCCGGCAAAAAAGTCCTCAATCCGATTTGGCTGAGTGCTTTGACCGGCGCTATACAGTTAGCGGGTCTCCAAACGCCCTTTCCAAGAAGAGCCGAGCCGCTTTCATCCCCCTGCGGCTCGGCTCAATCTACCCCAGATCCAGCGTTCGCGCGACGGTGCACGGCAGTGTCATGATGAGGCGCAAGCTCTCAACCCCCATTCTATTCATCGTAGCGTTACGCTTCGAGGCGCAATGATTGCCCGGCTTTCCAGGGGCGCCCTCCTGGAAAGCCGCAACCGGTAACGGGCCGCGCAGAACTACGAAGCTGCGCGGCCCGCTGCTACGCAGCGCGGTGCAGCTGGCGCTCATAGGCAAGCGCCATGTCCATGTGCGCTCGGAATGCTTTCATCGTCGTTGCCCGCATGGCGGCGAAGCGTGCGGCGGCGATTCGTCGGTGGAAGTAGTCAGTGTCCATATTGCTTCGCCAAATGGTTAACGAAGCCTTACCGCGCTATTCCGTACTTATACCTCAGTCGCCCCGCAGCTGCTTGATGAACGGCGTGACCTCAACCTGGAACCGCGTGTCCTTCTTGGGCTCGATCTTGAAGTGGTACTTCTCCGGCCACATACGCCCGCCACCCCACCACGTGACACCCAGGAGGACGTCGCCATTGGCCTTGATGTCGGCAATGGCGTCCTTGCCCATCTCTGCGCAGGTTGCGTGAGTGCCGTAGCTGGAGCCAAACGCCGCCTCTGTGATCACGCCTTTTAAATTACGCTTACGCAGCTGGGCCGCGAAGCTGTCGATCCCGCTGGTCGGCCCCCATGTCAGGTCGCAGGTTCCGTTTGTTCCGCTCGAACCCTTATCCCAATAGCGATGAGCGTTGATGTACGTAAGGTTCAGAGGGTCGAGAGGCCCCCCTTTGTCTCTGTCCAGGGCGCAGCCAGCGCTTTCGCACGCCATCGCAGCTGCCTCACCCTTGTCGAAGCGGAAGGTCGCCGACCACTGCGGGTACTCCAAAGCAATGGGGTGCTTGATACCGTTTGCTCGCAGCCCGGCAATCACCAACTTCGAATCTCGTACCCACTGCATCCAGTCATTTGTCAGCACAGGATCGTTGAAGCCGCTAGGCTCATTGACAAGATCCAGTATCACGGAGCCGTCATCGGAGAAGTTGCGCGCGAAGGTAGTCCAGAATGTGACCATCTCCTGGACCGACTTCCACTTGTAAGTGTGGTTGTCGAGGATCATCCGGACCCCCTTACTACGGGCGTACTCCGTAAGGGTGCGCAGTTCGACGATCCGAGCTGCCGTCATTCGATTGTCGATGAACGGATAGCGGATTAGCTTGTAGTTGTAGCGCTCGACATAGCCTTGCAGGTCCCAAAGCGACGGACGAAGAACATCACTGCCGTTCGCCTCCGCCCCGGACAAGTTGGCGCCGAAGAGAGGAGCGGCTTTTGCGACTGCAACAGTCTGCTTCGGTACCGAGCTAACCGCCGATGCAACCGGCAACGTCACAGAAGGGCCGCTTTTCGAGGCTTGCATGGCGGGTGCAGGCGCGGCCGCCGGCGTTAACAAGATCCCGGCGCTCTCGTTCGATTGAGAAGCTACTGCAGAAACTGCGAGGGCAAAGGCAGACACAGCCGAGAATACAGCGAGCTTGCGTGAGTTCTGAGTTTTCATGTGGGGCGACCTTTCTGCGGTCGCTAATGGCTCGAAGCGGTAAACCTTTCGTGACCGAAGGCTCGCTGATTCTACTTAAACGAAATTAGCGCGTGGTGCCTCTCGGTCCCGCAGCCTGGAAGAAGGAGCTGTGCGCTGCGCAACGATCAATCCCGCCCGGTAAGTTGCCGAATGAAGGGCGTGACCTCAACTTCGAATCGCGTCGCCTTTTTAGGTTCGACTTTGAACAGGTAGCTCTCTGGCCAGATGCGGCCGCCGCCCCACCAGGTAACGCCTAGCAGCACGTCCGAGTTCGCCTTGATCTGCGCTATCGCGTCGGCGCCGATCCCTTTGCAATTGCCCTTCACGCCGTGGCTCGCACCGAATGCTGCCTCGGTGATGTAGGCCTTCAGACCGCGCTTGCGGAGCTGGGCGGCAAATCCGTCGAAACCGCTAGTAGGCCCCCAGGTGATGTCGCATGACATGCTCGTGCCGCTGGAACCCTTGTCCCAGTACCGGTGGCCGTTGATGTAAGTCCGGTTGATCGGGTCCAACGGCCCGCTCTTGTCCCGGTCGATTGCACAGCCGGCGCTCTCGCAAGCCTTGCCCGGCCTCTCGCCCTTGTCGAAGCGGAACGTGGCCGACCAGCCGGGATATTCCAGCGCGATGGGGTGGCGGATACCATTCTTGCGCAGACCAGCGATGATGAGTTTGCTGTCGCGGATCCACTGCATCCAGTCGTTCGTGACGACAGGGTCATCGAAACCCCGAGGTTCGTTGACCAGGTCGAGGATAACCGAGCCATCATCGGGGAAGTTGCGAGCGAACGCGGTCCAGTCAGCGATCATGACCTCGGGCTTGCGCCACGTGTAGTCATGGCGATCGAGGATCACCGGCACACCCTTGGATCGGGCATAGGCGACGTTGGCCTTCAGCTCCTCAATGCGAGCCGGGGTCATCCGCTCCAGCTTTAACGGGTAGCGGATCAGCTGGAAGCCGTAGCGCTCGATGTAGCCCTTGAAGTCGTCCAGGCTAGGTCGGATGGCGTCGTTGCCAGCAGCTTCTGCGCCTGAGAGGTTCGCACCGAAGAGCGGGCGGGAAGGCTTGGCCTGGGCGATGGGCGCGGGTGCAGGACTGGCAGTCGGCGTCACCGGCTCCGGCGTCGGCTTGGCGCACGGCTTGGCGTCGACGGGCGCGTACACCCAGCCCTTGCCGTGCGGGCTGCCAACAAACCGCAGCTTGGTTGCGCCGTCCACCGCGAAGCCGCGGCCGTTCTGACGATCGATCCAGACAGTGAACGACTTGTTTCGGCTGCCGTCCTTGTTCAGGTCTCGACCCATCTGCTTGCGGAGGACGAGGGTGTGTCCTGCACAAACGATGTAGCGCGGCGTCGGGTCGGCGCCGATGACGCGGTGTTCCGTCTGGGCGAGGGCGGGGGCCGAGCTGCTCAGCAGGAGCGCGGCGAGGCAGGCGAGTAGGCGCATGGTCATCGCTCCTAGGTGGTGGCGGGAATGAAGGGCTTAACCGCGTCGGGCGTGGCCTGCGCCAGTGCCACAACGTCACTGTAGTAGGTCGTCATGGCATCCTGCAATGTGACACCTCGGGTCTTCGCGACCGCCATACCTAGACCGTGCATCTGCGCCGTCTGCCCGGAGCACCCTTCCATTCGGTAGGTGCCGAACATGACGTGATTGCCAGCGACCGACCATGCAGTTGCGAGGTTCGGCATCACGGAAGCATCGGGCATCGTGATTTCAGCAGGAACCGGCGTCCACCCGTTTGCCCCGCCCATCGCGGAGAACATGTTGCCCTCAAGCCAGAGCTTGTACCCTTGCGAGAGATCAGCCGCGTTGATGGGAATGTAGTACCGCTCCATGTGGTGGCTATCGAGCGCGTAGCTTGCGGCTGCCACGGTGCGGGCCGAAACGCGAGGCGTTTGGCCGTCTGCCGCCGTGGCGTCGTTGCCGGTCCAGAACGCGCCTCCGATACCACCAGCCATCCGGTTGTATTCACGGACGTAGAGGCAACCGGGGAAGTTCGGGATGTCGTTCACACCCGGCTCGTTGTAGTGATCGTCCGGCCAGCCATAGGCTTGCAGCGCTGTGACCATGCTCGTCGGCAAGCGCGCATCACCCGAGTACAGGATGTAGTAGATCAGCCCGAGGATGTAGTTTCGAACGTTCTTGAGGACTTGAAGCCGTCCGGCTGCACTGCGGCCAGCAGCGACGTAGGCGGTGCCCGATCCCATCATGTCGGTAGACAAGCCACCTTGGTTGTTCACGTCGGTCTTGCCCTTGTAGAGCGTCGAAACCTTCATGCACTCGCGAAGCGCCATGGTTACGCCTGCCGCCGTCATCAAAGCCGCCTGCCGACCGATGGCCTCATAATTCGCGGCGCTATAGCCCTCGGGTGGCACGCCGTTGAAGAACTGATCCCACGGAATCTGGTTCGCCTTCACGTTCGTCCACGTCTGTCGGAAGTTGAACGACTGCGTTTTGGTGTCCGCGATGCCAACAGGAGTGTTTGGCATCGGGCCAGCCACGAAGGGAAGCGGGCCGCTGTTGATGTCGCCGGGGACGATGAACGGGTCGATGTTCCAAAGCGCACCAGGTCCGGTCGGGTTGGTGGCAAACTGGTTGATGTTGCCGCCATTGGCAGACAGCGAGCCACGGAAGCCGTCAAGGGCGTCGGTCCCGGTCCCTGCCGCTTGACGGCCAAAGATCGTCGGCACTGGAAGCAATGCGATTGCGTCACCCTCGTAGGAGTTATCTTCGAGGAACGTGGATGTGAACGTGCGACCGTCACCTATGGAAAGCGTGAACACGCCATTGCTGCGCGAACAGGCGGTCGGCATCGCGCCAGTCGCGTACATGGGGATACCAGCCTGCGCCAAAGCCTGACGCAGCACCTTGTTCATCGAGCCGGGATTGAACTTGAGCGTGGTATCGGTAGCGCCATCAATTGCACGAGCCCGCACAATCATGGTCCTCATCAGGCCCCCGACCGTCTCGGGGTGATCGACGTCGAACTCGCCCAAGCCGTTAGCGCTCATGCCGCCGATATGCGAGCGGCTGGTTTCATTCCAGCCGCCTACCATCGCCACGTCCAAGCCCTGCCGCTTGGCCTCAAGCGCGGCCATTACGGACTGGATCGTGAAGCCGTAGCAGATCACGTCATAATTGGTCTTTTCGGGCGCAAAGCCTGGGTCGTACCAGTTGACCGAGCCCCAGATTACTTCCTCGACCCAGCTACGCACGACGCGGTAGAGTGTCCGCATCTGCGGATCGGTAAGCGCCTTCTTGGCAACAAACCCAGCAAGATGTCCCGCTGCGCTGTGGCCACTGAAGCCGTTCACCATAAGCTGACGGATGGTCAGCGCGCCGTTGGTTGGTGCAACGGTCCCGAGCCCGGTCTTAGTCGCAACCTTCTTGGCGTTGTGCCACGCCGCAATACCATCTGCGCCCGAACGAACAGCGTGCCAGTTGGTGTTGTGCCAATCAGCGGCAGTACCAGTCACACCTAGTGCTGCTGAGAACACACGGGCATTGAACGTGCTGCTGTTATTGTTGCTTTGAGCTACGATGAACGCACCGCCAGTACCGTCAGCAACGCCCATGTCGCCAACGGTGCCCACTGGCGAATAGCTTTTGTAGAAGCCAAAGGTGGCGTCACCCGGCGTCAGGGTGCCGTAGCCTACAGTCGTATCGATGTAGGCGGTGTCGGCTCCGGTGGAGTAGCCGATGACATTGCCGAGCGGGTTTGCGACGCTCAGGCCAGCAACGGGGCTGGTCCACGTCAGAGCGCCCACCTTTACCGGGTCAAGCGTGCCAGGTGACACAAGGTTCGTCAGCGCGTCGCCGGGATGGGCAACCCAAAGCTGCGACAGGTCGGTGAGAACCGGCGTGTGCTTGTCCGAAGCGGCGAGCCGCTTGAACTGATTGTCCATGAAGCGCTGATACGCAGGCGCGGGCGTGTAACCCTTGGCCTGCATCGCAGAAACGGCCGAGGTGGTCTGGGCCGAAAGAGTGTAGGTGGGCAGTGTCGGATCAACCGGCGTGCTGTCGTCATTCCCGATCGTGCCCGTCGACGTCACGGTATTCAGCCCCGCCGCCGTGACGGTGAGCGTGAACGTGTCGTCGGGCTCCACAGCAGTGTCGCCGCTGGCAAGCACGGTGATGGTCTTGACTGTCTCGCCCGCCGCGAACGTGCCGCTGCCGCTCGGGAACGTGCCGCCGAAGTCCGCCGCATTGGCCGGGTTCGCGCCTGAGCCCGCCACAGCCCAGCTGTACGGGTAGGCTGCGGTCGAGCCATCACGGTTGAGGGTGAGCGTCCATGTGAACGCCGTGGTGCCGCTGTTGCTCTCGCTGACGGTGACTGGAGCGGATAGGGACAGGGTAGGCGACGGCGTCACCACAGGAGCGGCCGCAGTGGTCACGCTGAAGTCAGCCGACACGCCGCCCACCGTCAGCGTCGCCTTCGCCACGGTGCTGTAGCTGGCCGAGCTGTTCAGCCGCACGCGCATGGCCTGGCCGTTGCTAACCGTGCCGCTGCTGGCGAACGCTCCATCCGCGACCTGAGCCGTGCCGCCAGCTACCGTCCAGCTTGCCGGTGTGTCGATGCCGGTGATCGTGAAGGCGGCGCTATCCGTGGCCGTGTTTCGCGCTGCTCCGGTTACCGGCGTGATGCTGAAGGCGTCGGGGGTGGTGTCGGGCTCGGGCACCACGTTGCCCGCCACATAATCATACTGCGACTGCGTGACCTGGAAGCCCTTGACGGTCTCCACCAGCACAAGGCGCACGCCATCGCGTCCGATGACCGTATTGCCATACGACAGCACACCAGGCGCGCTCTCGGTGATCGTGTATTTGCCCTGAAAGATGACGCTCTTGCCGTTCTTCAGGCGCTCGGCGAGCTCAATCGTGCCGTTGCGGTTCGCGTACAGGCTTTCGGAGAAGCTGCCGTCGCGGACAAACTCAAAACGGGGGCCTGCAACATCGCTGCGAGCCTCACCATCGATTTTCTGCTCTGCGGTGCGATTGGCCCGGTAGAACGAAAGGACGAACTCACGGTCGCTCAAGTCGAGGACGTTGTTCGACCCGTCCTTGAACTGCACCTCGAACAGGAAGGGTTCTCCTGCCGCCAGCGTGAAACCGTATTTCGCATCGACTTGCAGCATGTGGCGGGCGCTTCCTCAGCAGACGTTCCCGGGCCTGCATGAGGATAGGGCAGCGGCTAGGTTGCCGCCGTCACATGTTGAGACTTGCTTAATATCTACGACGAAGCGCAGGTTCGCTTCTACAGCGAATCAGGGGAGAAGATGATGAAGCGTGGATTACTTGCCGCTGCGGCCGGCCTGTCGATGATTGTTTCTGCCGCAGCTGAGGCTGCTGTGATCAAGTTCACAGGCTCGGCGAACGGTCGGGATGTTTCAGGCCTCATCACCTACGATCCGAACACGCCTGCAGTGGACACCACTGAGTACACCAGCGGCACCGTGTCTTTGTACTTCCCAGGAACGTTGAAGTTTGTATCTGGAGGCTTGAAGAGGAATAGCGAATTCACGCTGGTGGTGGGCGACGCAAAAGAGGGCAACTCCGAAGGAGCGACTGACGTTTTCAACGCTTTCGTGCCAGCCGGCAGCAGAGAGAGCTACGGATTCTTGCTTGATTATGGCACCGCTTCAGCTTGGGACAGCAGCGCGATTCCGACCTTTCTAGCTTCCGGACCCGCCACATTCTCGTACGACTACGCAGGCGATGGCTTCAGCATTCCCGTCACTTTCTCGACGGCAGTTCCCGAACCCACGACTTGGGCAATGATGATGATGGGCTTCGGTGTGTCGGGTGCAGCCATGCGTCGACGGCCACGCCGAAAGGTCGCAACGGTCTAAACGCAGCCAGCGATCGTCACGCGTCATCAATAATTAACTATGCACACCTACGAGGCTGTGCAGACGCAGCTAGGGCTTCTCTCCACGTCACGTCGGCAGGGCCTTCTCGATGTCGCCGGGGGGTGTGGGGAGGCCCTGCAACCCGACACAAGAAGGCCGCCCCATTGCTGAGGCGGCCCAGGTTCGCCGGGAGTTTGGCGCGGGGATTACTTGGCGGGCTTGGTCACCTTTTCGAGGTCTGCCGTCAGCTTCGTGATTTGGTCGGCCTGACCCTCAACCTGCTGCTTCAGCTCGGCATTCTCCGCCTCAAGAGCAGCGACGCGATCGGCTTCTTCGCTGCTGACCTGCGTGGGCTTCTCACCAAGGTCTGAGGCGGCGATCACGTCCTTGGGATCGAGCTTCACGCTCTGGCCCGGATCCAGATAGTGGATGTACGGACCATTATCCGAGTTGACGGTGATGCCGCGCGTGCCGGGGGCGTAGTTGGTGTAGGTCTTCATGGCTTACACTCCGTCCACGAAGGTCTTGGCCTTCGGAATGCGGTTCTCGTAGCCGCCGATCGACATGATGCCGGGCACCTCCCACGAGAACGGGCCCTTCTGCCAGGCGGCGAACAGCTGGTGGCCGCCGCCGGGAAGGTGGAAGCGGTGCACCTCGGGACGGTTGTCATAGGCCGCGAGTCGCTTGGTGGCGCCGGCGCCCGCCGTCTCCAGATGGCGCGAGCGCTTGATGATCAGGTTCTCGACCACCGCGTTCTGGCGAATGTACTCCAGCACCGACATGCCGGTGTCGGTCATGCGGCGCGAGGCCAGCGAGTTGTACGAAGACGTCGGCAGTGCCAGCGTGTTCGCGCGGTAGGTCTCGCCGGTGTTCACTTCGACCGAAGTCAGGGCGTCGTTGACGACCGCCACAGCTTGGTCGGGGGTGCCCGAGGTCAGCGAGCTTGCCGCGGTAACGGTGGTCGCCAGCGGGTCGTTGACGAAGCCCGTGGTGAACTTCAGGCCATCGCCGCGCATGGCGGTCTTGTGGATGAAGCGCTCGGCGGTCTCGGTCGAGGCGTTCGCCTTCTCCGCGACCACGTTGACGCCCAGCTGCTGGCCGCGCTCCAAGTCCATGCGATTGAACTTGTAGCCGATGCCGGCCATGTGGTTTTCCTGGAGGAACTGGGTACGGTTGACGTCCGCATACGGCATGTCGTCCGCAGCCACGTCGAACCATTCCGGCTTACCGGCGATGTCACCCGAATAGTACAGTGAGCCCGCCGACCAGATCGAGCCTGCCGTGTCGACCGGCATGAACTCGGCATAGTCCGCCAGCGGGTACTTCACCATGTAGGTGCCCGCCTCGACGCGGAGCAGCTGCGGCGCCAGGAATGCCATCGTCTGCTGTGCGTCATTCAGGTCAACGCCGCGGATGGCATCGGCCCAAGAGGCATCGCCCAGGTGAACGCCCGACACCGTAGGGTTGGCCTCCAGATAGGCGACCGCTGCCGGGATCGAGTCAAAGAACATAGGCTTGGTCATGTCAGTCCCCCTCAGCGGCGCACGATGCGGACCGGGGCGCCGCTCGCCGCCGTGTCGTCAAATTCCCAGCCCGTCGCGGCGGTGTTGCCGGTCGAGACGTTGGTGATGGCACCGGCTGCGGTCACAAAGACCGGATCGCGGTCAGCTACTGCGGCACCGGCGAGCACCCAGATCTTGCCGCGGTTTTTGACCCGCAGGCTGTCCTTGGCCGCGTAGGTGTCGGCGGCGCGGTCTGCCGTGACCGGCAGCGTTTTGTTGGCGATCGTGAAGCCCAGGAGGTTCGCCGACGGCGTGGTCACTGCCCCGCGGTCATTGGTGCCCTGGTAGACCGCCTTGCCGAAGCCGACCGTGCCGGACTCCAGCACGCGCGTGAGAATGTTGGAAAGCTCGCCGTCAGCTTCCATGCCGGGGTAACCGACAGGGATGTCCTCGGCGAAGGTGCTCTGAAGAACCGCCACTGTTCAGTCTCCCTTAGTTCGCAGTGGCGCGGTAGGCGCCCTGCTTGTCTGCGAGCCACGCGGTGCGCGCGGCGCTGACTGCGGTTGCTGCGTCACCGATGGTGCGCGGCGTGCCGATCGGCTGCACCTGCTGCTGGGCCGGCTTGGCGTCCTTGGTCAGCACGGCAAAGGAAGCGGCGATCTGGTCGGCCGTCCAATCCTTGGCCGCGTCACCCATCTGCTTGTCGACAGTCGCCTTCATGATGGCGGCCTCGTCCATCTCGTCGGAGACAGTGACGCCCAGCGCCTTCGCCTTGTCGACGGCGATTATCAGCGCCTTGCCAGCGTCGCGCAGCTGCTGCGGGGTCGGCTTGGCGTCTGCGACCTGCTGCTCAAGCGTGGTGATCTTGGCGTCCTTGGTCGCGCCTTCGGCAGTGAGGGTGGAAACCTGCGTCTCCAGGCCCGCAGCCTTGGTATTTGCAGCATCGCGCGCGGCAAGGATCGTGGCGATCGTCGCCTGCGCGGTGTCCGCGTTGGAAATGTCGACGGTGAGCCCGTCGATGAGCATGGTCTTCACGGGCTTCTCCTGCGTAGTGAGGCTGTCGAAAATCTGTGGAGGGGCAGACGCGCAGACGGCAGCGTCACGGATCGCGCACTCAGGGCCAGCACGGCCCCGGTCGACCAAGGCGACATGATTGCCGCGGATGTTGGTTTGCTTGAACGGGCAGGCGGTGCCGTCGGCGGACACGAAGTCACCGCGCACCAGATCGCAGGAATAGCCGTTGCTGAGTTCGCGCTTGCCGCCCTCGACTGCCGAGATTGCTCCGGCGTCGGTCAGCATGAGGTCGAACGAGAGGTAGCCGCCCTCTTCCCACTTGGCCCCCATGATGGTGCCGCTCGCGTGGTCCTTCCAATTGGCGGAAGTGACCGGAACGCTGGGATGGTCGTTGGTGATCGGCTTGCCGATGAAACTGTGCGCCGACGCCTTGTCGAAGACCTGATCGGCCTCGCGGGCAACCTTCACGATAGCCTGGTCGCGGAACCCGTGCTTGTTCTCGGGGTCCACGTCGCGGCCGGTATATTCGTAATGCCCCACCCTGGCCGCCTTTGCTCGCACGGCGAGATAGCCGTCCTGCGTGCGGCGCGGGGCATCAAGTGTAAGTCGGTCCTCGAATAGCATGCTCCCCGGAGTATCGGGGCTTGTGAAGGGGTGTTGCCGCCGTCAGTGTGGAGAAGAGAGGAGGCTTGAAATGCCGGATGAGCGGTTGAGCGCTATCTTCGCAAAAATTGACGAGGCGGATGCGAAGAAGAAGGCGGCGGAGGAGCGCATTGCTGAAGAACTGCGCGTGCAAGCCGAGAATGCAGCGAGTGCCGCAGTCGATTGGGTTAGCTCGTCAGCCGCTCTGGATTCAGCCATCGAAGCCCTCAACTCGGACCTAGAGAAGCGGGGAATGTACTTCGAACGAGGCTCGTCAGAGGCGAGGACCACGCCAGCATTGGATGACTTCGTTACTTATATCGAGAACCCGGGACGGGAAATCCGCACTGGCGTGCTGCGTATCAACGTCACCAAGTACGGCCATATTAGTTTGCAGATCGGTTCTCCTCGAAAGATGCCCGACCGCACGGAAGTTTTTCCGGTTCTGTTGACGAGGCGAAATGGCGCGATCTTCTGCTGACGTTTCTTGAGCTTAACATCGGCTAGTCATCCAGCACCAGCACGCTCTGCGAGCGGCACCCGCAGTAAGGCTGCCGTCCGGGGAGGTCATTAGCCTCGGGCGGCGCCAACACCGTCTTGCCGTCGACTTCTCCACCAGCACCAGCAGCGGTGTCGGCGTAGATGTCGCCGTCGCGGTCCTGGTGCCGCACACGCGGGTGAAGCTTGCCGGAATGCCGCCACTTCCAATAGCTGATCCCCGCCTGCCGTCGGCGCTCGTCGGCCAGCGCAGACGACACCTTGCTCAGCTGGTCGGACGCAATGCGCTGCGATCGATCCCGCGCCAGCCCGGTTGCCTCACGGATCGACTTCGCCACTTCCCGCGCGGGCGTGCGGTTCTGGAGCCCGGAGAACACGGCGTGGGAGATGCGCTTCCGGGTCTGGGCGGACACGTCGCGGACCAGGTCGCTGTTCCAGGCGAGGTAGCTGGCGAGCGTTTCCCGCACGTCCTCAGGCCCCAGCATCGTGCCCAGGTCCACACCCGTCGCGCTGAGCACCGCGCCCCGCCACTTGTCCCGCTGCCAAGCTTCAGTCCGAACCGTCCAGTCACGCAATGCGCTGTCCAGCAGGATAAACAGCCGCTCCAGCTCGGAGCTTGCGGCATCGAGGCGGGCTTGCAGGTCTTCGGCGGAGTCGGTCGTCATGCCGGACAGGGTGCGGGCGTATTCCTCTGCGATGCCGGCTGCGTGGCGTTCCCAGGCGGTGACGACGGGGAGGTAGGCCGCGCGGTAGAGGTCGGTACTGAGGACTGCAGGGGGCACGATGTCGCGGATGACGATCGCCTTGCGCCGGGGATTGCGGGCGCGGCGGGCTAGGGTGGCGAGGTCGTAGCGCATTAGCGCTTCCGCAGCGGCAGCACCCGATACGCGCGCCAGCCAGTCGGGGGAGGCGCGCTGACCCATTGCCCTCCGACCATGTTCTCAGCGCGAAGGATGCGCCCTACGCAGATGCCAAGCGGCAAGAGGGCGGCATTCAGGAGGCGACGTGCGCGGCTCATTTCTCACCCGCCTTGTCATTCGCAGCCCGGCGGGCGGGGGTGCTTCCAACACCACCCGCGCCACCTTCGAGACGGGGATCACCTCCTTCCTCTCCGTTGCCGGATTGGGTCAGCTCGCTTGGATCGGTGCCGTCGTCGTCGCCACCGGAGAGGCCGAAGCGCTCGCTCTCAGGAAGCTTCGCCAGCGCAGCACCGAGCCCCGGAATGTACTCCCGCTCCTCCATGAGGTTCTGTACACCCTCGGCGAACGCACGGTCGGGAATGGCGCCGGTGTTCTGGAGTTTGACCACCGCGTCCATGGTCTTGTCGAACGTGTCGGCTTCCTGCTGCTCGGTGGGCGTCCAGAGAGGAGCCCAGCGCCATGTCACGGCATCGGGCTTGGCAACGCCAGCGGAGCGCAGCAGGAACGGGTCCAGCGCCTCCAGGCAGGGGCGAACCTCGTTCTCCTGCCCATCGAGACGGCGTCGTTCCAGTTGTCGTTATCGTGCTCGCCGGTGGCGTTCATGCCTGCAGGCGACCGGCCCATGAGGCGCGTAAACGGGATGTCGCTCACCGCCGCAACCTGCTGGTTGAAGGCGTCCATGACAGCTGGGATGCCGTTCCAGGTGATCTGGTAGTCGGTGATGGTCTCGCCGGGGCTCTCGGCGCCTGATGCAGCGGCGAACACGGTGGCGTTCAGCGTGCTCTCGCCCTCAGCGATCAGGGCGACACGGCTTGCGAGCTTCTGCTGGCCCTCGCTGGTGGCGGTGAAGTCGGTGAGGTTCGGGATGCCGATCCGCAGCAGCTTGGCCTTCTTCACTAGCTGCGAGAACCACGCCTGCGTCTCGTCGGAGCGCTGCACCTCGCAGAACACGCGCAGGAGCCGGCTGTCACCCCAGAACTTCTCTTCGTCACCAGCAGCCGAGCCAGCGGGCAGGGGCTCACCGCGGAAGCAGATGACCCGCGACGGGTGGATCTTCTGCGTGCCCGTTTCCGCCTGGATCTCGAACATGAGAGGCTGGCCGTTCAGCGGGTCGGCCAGATTGCGCACCCAATCGCGGCCTTGGATTTCCCAGCGCGACACGACGTTGAGCGCGATGATGCCGCCCTGTGCGATCTGCGCCGGCGTCAGGGGCTGTTCGTGGCTTCCTGCAGTGATGATGAGGATGGCGCCGCCGCCGACGCCGCGCAGGACCTCAGCCTGCTTGACCTTAGCACGCAGCCCGAGCCGCTTTTCCTCGCGCTCGATCTGGGCAATGACATCTTTGGGTGCCTGCCAATCGCGCCACTTCTGCGTGCGATCGGCCGCGGGGATGCTGATCACCTTCTTCATCATGCCGCTCGACATGTACGCGGCAAGGGCGAGCTGGTGATTGAAGACGGCGGGCGCCGATGTGCTGGCGGCGAACCGCGCGAACGGGTTCAGGCGGACTGCTGAGCCGATGGCGGAACGCAGGCTGTCGGTGATCCACGCCATGATGACGTGGGTGGCAGGCGCAGCGAGGCGGGTTTGCCGCCGTCAGGGTGTTTAGGCGGCGACGAGCTTCAGGCGAGCAGAGGCCTTCGCGCTGGTGTTATTCACAACCAGGCTGATCCCCGCATGCTGTTCGCGAGGAGCGGGAGAATCGACCGGCATGATGTGAGCTCGAAATGCTGGCGAAACCACGCACAGGAGACCCGCCAGCAGCAGAATTGTCGAAGAGAGCGCCCAGATGGCGCCCGCTATCGTAAGAAGCGTTAGCATCTCGTTAACCCCTTTTGCGATCGCATAACGCAATTGAGGCTGAGTCGCTACTGCTCCATGTTAGCCGGCCGCTGGGAGAATCCCGCTACTGAACCAGGGCTTTCAGGAGGAGCGCGCCTGAAACGACCCAAAATGGTACAGCTAACGCCGATCCGATGAGCACACCGCGGAGTGCTTTGCCGCCGTACACGGGCTCATTGCCCTGCTGAAGCGATCCTGTCGCCATACAACCTCTCCACGCGCCTTTGTTACAAGCAACCTGTTGATTCGCTGGCGGTTCTCCCGCTCTAGATCGACCAACGTCATCGTTGTGTAATGTATCCGCCCGGAGAGCAACTAGGTTGAATCCCTAGAGCATAATTTTTCGGTCGCCGTGGGGGAGCAGGCATCTCGCGCCGACGTTCAGCCTCGGCCGTTTGCAGGTGGCGAGCCAGTGTGCTGAGTTGCCGCCGTCAGAGCAGCGCCCCCATATCGTACCCCTTCCGCTTCTCGTCCGCGAAAGCCATCACGACCGCGTCGGCAATGTTGTGCGACGGGATGCCCCGCTTCTTCAGGGACTTCTTACCCTCGACCTTCATGCGCCCGTTCAAGCTCTCGCGTCGTGGCGATGTAAGCTCGCCTTGCAGCTTCTGCCGCAGTGGCAGGCCGGAGGGTATAGAGATCAGTTTGTCGGCATCATGCGGCAGGCCATTGCGCGCCTGCCATGTGTTGCGGAAGCGATCGCCAAGCATGCCCCAGCCCTGCGCCTTGAGGTTCAGGAACATGTCGCCATGGGTTTTCCCGGGCTGGTACTCGCGGTCTGGGTTGGATGGCCCTTCTGACGCCGTCCAGCCCTGGTAGGACACCTGCCGCAAGCCTGGCTTCTCCGCATGCAGCCGGCGGAACTCGCCAGGCACGGAAGCGCCGACGCCGATGTCATCAATGTTGAGTGTGTCCAGACCTTCGCGAACGACGATCGGGTGGGCATGCGCCGCGGCCTTGTTCGGGTTCTCGTCCTGCCACTCGTCCAATCCCATCAGCACGCACCCATAGCGCCAGGCCAGCGCGTTCGGATCGTTCGCCTTGGGCGCCGCGACGTCGCCCTCAACACCGCCCGACACGTCCATGCCGCCGATCTTGCCGCCGCCCGTCGGGAAATCCGGTATCTTGAGGTGCGCATCGATCGACGCTTCGAACCACGCCGGCTTGATGATCGACAGCGCGTTGTCCGCAACCGGCTCGCCAAGATATACGTGGCGATACAGCTCGGGGTCCACCAACTGCATCAACTCAGCGTCGTCGGCGAGCTCCCGAGGGAAGCGGGGGTTGTCGGTGAAGTTGATCTTCTTGGAGACGCAATAGACCCGGCCGTCGCGCTCTGGCGGATACATGGGATCAGCCACGAAGCGCCGGTATGTCTCCTCCAACGGGTTCTCCGGGTTGAATGACACCCAGATTTCGGACCCGCTCTTGCGCATCGTCGGGATCAGCGCGTTCCAGCTTTCCGCGGTGACCGGGTTGGCCTCCTCCAGCCACGCCGCATCGAAATCTGAGAAACCCTTGAGCTTTTGCGTGTTGAGCCGGGTCGCGCTCGCCTTGATGCCTGAGAAGCGGATGCAGCCGCCCGAGGTGAGGCAGCGGATCTCGGTCTTCAGGATCTCGAAATGGTCCTCCAGCCCGCGCCGCTCGATCTCAGCGACGAACTCCTGGTACACGCTGTCCGCGATGCTCTCCATGATCTCGCGAAAGCAGACCACCCGCCAACCGAAGTACAGCACGTTGCTGGTCAGGATGGTGCAGAAGGTGCGCGTCTTTGCACTGCCGCGCCCGCCATATGCTACCTTGAAGCGCGCGGGTTGCAGATAGTCCCGGTATACCGGGAAGATGTCGATTACTTCCTGTGTCACGTGTCTGTGATGTTGTATACTGGAGCCTTGGGCGTCATGCTGCCGTCACTGCTACGGTGGTCAACCTGTGTGCTGTCGCTCCAGTCGTCCTTGCCCATGTTCTTCATGCCGAACACGGCAAGCGTAGAAGCGCCAGGCCCACCGCCGCCAAGAGCAATATTGCGCCCGACCTTCTCCCACCAAGCGGCGCATTTCGCCTTCCCCGCGTTGGCGGCTTCTAAAAACTCTGGGTGCTCGTTCATCCAGACGTTGATAGTGGCACGCGAAACATCGATCGACGCAGCGAACGAAGTCAGGCTTGCCCCCTCCTGCATGTGCTCGACAACCTGCTCGCAATAGGCAGGATCGTACTTCGTTGGCCGACCTCCTGCCATCACTTGCCCTTTCGCCGAACATGGGCCTTACGCATCAGGCTCAGCCGCTCAGGCCCCGACACCCGAAAGTACCGCAGCGCCGGGTTCTTCCCGTACATCTGGTTCACGCGAGCCCAACCGCCGGCGATGAAGTTCTGCTCGAACTCAGGCGGCACGGGGCGGGGGCGCTTGGTGGAGTATGGCTTAAGCATCGTTCTGGTCCCCCACGTCATCCTCATTGATCGCTGCGAACCCGGCGCGCTTGGCTCGCTCCAGAAGCTCCCAGGCATATTCCCGCACATCGACGGGCATGCGGTTCCAACAACGGAACATCTCGGTTGCGAGGCGCTCGGGGTCGTCATCGATGAAGGCCGCGGTGAGTTGGCGATGCTGGGTGACCACGCGTTTGACCTCGCGCTCGCCCCAATGTTCGTCGCTGGCCTGCTTCAGCACCGGAAGGCGCCGATCGGCCGGCAGTGCTGCGATGTAGGCGTGAACCTCGAATGGCACGCCCTCAGCCCGCATGTGCTCGGGAAACGCCGTCGCGACCTTCTCCGCCTGCTTCAGCCGCTTGGGGTCAATGCCCAGGCGTTCGGACAGCAGGCCGAGTTCAAGCTGGTCCCCGAACTTCTCCTGGCCTTCAGCGAGCCAGTCGCCGATCTGCCAATCCAGTTCGCGGCGCTGGGCGGCAAGGGTGCGGCCCTGTTCAATCCAACTGTCGAACGCCGGCACCGGCGCGGTTTCCACGATTGCGAGTGCGCTCATCTCACTTGCTCCAGGTTGACGGTGCGGGAGGGGGTGGCAACATGGGGCGGGTTGGTGCGCTCGATGGTGACGCGCCAATCTCCCTGCTCCTCGCTGCGGTACGTGATGCCCTCAACATCGAACGTCGCCTGCGTTGCGCCCATCTTCAGCGTCAGGAGGGCCAGAGCGACGACACCGTGCTGGGTGATGATCTCAGCGGTGTTGCGACCGCGCTCTGCCGCGTCCTTCTCGTAGAACTTGGCACTGTTCGCCAATGCCCACCGGACCCACTGCACCAGCGAGCGGTCGTCCAGATCGCATGCCGCCATATCCCGGTAGCTGTCGGGCAGGTTGAGAAACAGCTTGTCCGTGAGCGTGGCCCAGAACGCTTGTCCTGCTCGTCCGATCTGTTTCAGCATCCCACTCTCCTCGCGCGTTCGTTGCGGATCAGTTCTTCGATGAGGGGCCTTGGGACGATCTTGCGGGTGGGCCAGCGGTGGAAGTCGGTGGGGCGGACCTGGCCAAGACGATCGTCGGTGCTGCCGCGAAGCACGGTGGTGATCATGGCGGCGGTGTAAGGCTCGCTCATGCGGCCTGCTCGACGGGCGCGCTGTTGGGGATGTCAGCGGGATCGACGCCGCGCGCGATGTACCATTCCCGGGTTGGCGCTGTCGGCGGTCCCTTGTGGGCACGCTGACGGGCAGGGGCGTCATCCATCTTCAGCCCGAGCTCGGCGATGATCGCCGCGGCCTGCTCGGGGGTGCAAAGCTCGTCCGGATCCACGGTGACCGGCTCCTCAGCCGGCAGCGCCAGCGTTGCCAGCACCCGAGCGCGATCACCCTTCCGCTTGCGCCAGACCTGATCGGTGGCCTTGATGATGGCCGGCACGATCTTCGACGGATGGTCGCACGTCTCGCGAGCCAGCTCGCAGCCAGCCTCGAGCAAATCAGGCGGGATGTCCTTCAGCGCGCCCCAGGCAGCGCGCAGCCATTCTGTGCGATCCTCAGGCGTCATGCCCGTGGGTGCAACCAGCGTCAGGCAGGCCGTCAGCTGCGTGCGGAAGTCCGCGGTGCTCGCCGGCGCCAGCTTTGCCTCAGCCTCAGCCAACGCCAATTCGCCGTAGCTCCGCAGGCGGCGGTCGAGGTGCTTGGCGTTCGGGTTCACCGAAGACAGAAATCGCGGCAGATGCTGTGCGGCCGAGACCGTTGCAATTTGCGCCGTTCCGGTTTGCAGGTTTCGCTCTCCAGTCATCGTCCGCCCTTCTCAGCCATCCGTGCCATGCGGTGTCCCAACACAGCTTTTTGCCCTTGCCGTTCTCGTTCTTCGCGTTGGCGGCCCAGCCGCGCATCGCTTCCAGCTCGTCTTGGAGTTTGCCCGGCGGCCACTTGGTGACCTTGGCTGCCAGTGCCTCGGGCAGTGCTTTCGTGGGGGTCCAGCCTTCAGGGAGGCGGTGGTATCGGCCCGCATCGCTCGCGCCCGCCCTCGAAGAAGACGTAGTCTTCTGAGAGGTATTGGTGGTTACTGACGTATTGGCGGAACGTCGTTCCGGGGTTTCGGTCGTTTCGTTCCGGGGGGAAGCAGGTTCCGGGGGAAAAGACTTCCGGGGGGAACGTGCTTCCGGGGGGCACGACGTTCCGGGGTGAACGGTGTATCGAACCCCTTTCCCAGCAACCTCGTTGCGGGTCAGATGCCCAGCCAGAACGAGCCGTCCGACGCTGGTGCGGATCGCGCGATCGGTCAGGCCGCTCTTGTCGGCCAGCTGCGCCATGGAAGGCCAGCAAAGGCCGTCATCGTTTGACCAGTCGGCCAGCGCGAGCAGCACCAGCTTGTCAGTGGACGACAGCTTGAGGCTCCAGGCCGCGGTCATCAGGCGGATGCTCATGCGACGTCCCGCCCTTCCAAGATGTGTCGCACGTTCGTTTCTACGAACGGCTCGAACTCGAACCACTCGCCCATGCAGCGGCTGTCGCTGAATACGTGATGCAGTTCTGCCTCTTGGCTCTTGGTGCCGAACACGAAGCCCAGCATTTCCATCTTGAACGGGCAGCCGGTCTGGAGGCTGGCGAGACGAGCAGCAGGATCGCCGGCGGTGAAGCCGATCTTCACGTGCGTCACGTAGGGCGAGCCAATGCCGATGAAGTAGACGAAGCCTTCAGCCATCCCGAACGGCGTTTCGGTCCAGCCAGGGATCTCGCGCTTGCGCGACACGCCTGCGCGGAGCCCGGAAACGAAGCTCTCGGCCAGACAGCCGTCAGTTGGGAAGCCTTCGCCCCAATGGCGTTTGAAGGACCAAGCTCCGCTCACCCGATCACCACCACAACCTTGCCGCCAGCCACAGGCTCAGCGAAGTGATATGACGGCAGGAAGCGGCTATCGTTGACCTTCAGCGCGTCCGCGATGCCGTCGAAGTACGGCTTCATCCGATTGGGGAAGTTGACCCGATCGCCGCGGCGGTTCGGCGGGTAGAATGTGACGATGACGCGGATGTCGCCCGCCCCTCGGAATTCCGATGCACCTGCCGCCATTGCCGCAGCCTTGGCCCACGCGCGATGCTTCGCGACGATGGGAGCCTTATGGCGCCACCGTCCGGACTGGTGCCCGGAAAGCTCCGACGAAGGCCAGGGCAGCTGGATCATCAGATGTCGAAAGCCAGCTGCATGCCGAGAGCGGCCGCATAGGTGGCGAACAACGTGTCGGCTTCCTTGGCGTGGTGAGCCTCGACCTTCCGGCGCGCGACGATCTTACGGATCGTCTTCACGTCAAATCCGACGGACTTGGCTTCGGCGTAGACATCCTTGATGTCATCCGCGATGCCTTGGCGCTCCTCAGACAGACGCTCAATTCTCTCGATCAGGAGGCGCAACTGGTCTGCGGCAATCACTTCGCTCATGCGGTCTGTCCTTGCTGGAAGCGCTCGCGCGCGGCCCGAAGCTCGGCAATCCGCCTGGCCTCGTATTTCGGGGTGAGGTGTGTGCTGGCGCGGCGGCGGCGCAGGCGCAGCGAGCGGAGGATGCGGGAGAGCATCACATTGCCACCAGCGCGTTGCCGGTGAGCGAGAAGTCATGTTCGGCGCGGCGCATCACCGGCACGGTGATCAGCCCAGCGCCGGCCTGCACCCGCTTGATCTGCTCCTCCGTTCGGCGCTGAAGCGGGGTGAGCGCGGCAAGACGGCGCTTCTCAGCGTCAGCGATCTCGCCTTCGACCATCTCCCGGGCAGTCGTCGCCCCGTAGTCTCGGCGCCACTTCTTGTACTGGTCCAGCCACTCGGGCGGGCACCAACCAAGCGCCATCTGCGACTTGGTGCGCCCCGCCTTCGCGCGATCAGCAAGGTGCCTGAAACTGGCCAGCTGCGCGTTGGCTCGAACTACCAGCGCCGCCTTCGCTTCAGGGTTCGCGGCGAAATACGCCTTGCGCCCCTCGCCGACGCGCTGCCGCCATGCCGGGTCGCGGGCAGTGAGCCTCGTGCCACAAGCTCGCCCGCAGGTGCGGGTTTCCTCCCAGCGCTTGTGAGTGATCTTCTTCTTCCGGAAGAAGGTGGTGCCGCACATGGCGCAGGTCTTGGAGGGGGTCTTCATGCCCGCGCCTCCACAGTAAAGTGCGGCAGCCTCATCGGCTCACGCACGCGGTGGAAGGTGAAGCGGCGCAGGCCGATCTCGACATAGGCGCTTGGCGGTTGCACCGATGCCCGAAGGGGTGTTGCGCTGGTCATGCCGCCTTACCCCGGAAGCAATCGATCGCCTCGCCAGCCTCGATCAGCGTCCGCTTCATGCGGGCGATCTCCAGGTCATCAATGTTGCCGTCTTCCAGCGCGACCGAGACTTCGAACATCAGCTTGGACAGCCGCGTTTGCAGCGACTGGTCCGACACCTCCGCGGTGTGGAGCGGCACCAGCTTCATGCCGATCAGCGACAGCGCGTCATTGGCGAAGCGTCCGTTCCAACGCTCACAGCCGCGCAGAAAGGACGTGACCGGCATCTCGGCATAGCCGGTGCGGTACGCCTTGCCTGCGTCGACGCCCTTGTGGAGGTACTTGCCCAGCTCGGCGTCGGTTAGGCCGTCTTCGGCTTTGATCGCGGAAAGGCTTTCACCCAGCGTCTCGACCAGCTTTGAACCGGATACGCTGCGGTGCAGCAGGGGGATTGCCGTACCTGACATCGTTACTGCTCCGAGATATGGAAAGAGGGAACATCATCACCGCGCTCACGGGGCAGGCGCTCAGCGGCCCGCAAGTCAGCGCTGAGCTGGTGGGCGATGCGGGCGGCGGTCGCGAAAAGGGCAAGGGCCAGGAGCAGGCCCACCAGGAAGGTGGCGCGCAGGAGGTCGGGGGTCACGCGGGTAGCCATCCGGCGGCGAGGCTCGACTCCGGAGTTGGTTCGGCTATGCTGAGCAACGACCCGGTGCGAAGGAGCCCTGTGTGCAGGTCGGGATTGCCATCCTCGGATTGCTCGCCGCTATTCTCGGGCCACTTGCCACTTTGGCGTACAAAAGCGACCGAAAGTGGCCGGCTTTCTATGCCAGCGCGTGGCCGCTGCTCGTGGGCTGCTTCGCGATCTTCTGTTGCTTGGGGCTTGGCGCGGCCTTTGTCTTGGCTTGGCCGAAGGAGGGCGGGCCTTTCATCGCTGCCGCAGCGGTCGCCGGAGTTGGAAGCCTTGCTCTGGTGGTCGCGCTTGTATTCGCCGATTGGGTCCGTGACGGCCAGGAGAAGCAGGAATCCGGGGGCAAGCGCCGTCGAAATACCACCGACCCACACCAGCGGTAGGGGGACACTCACGCTCGGTCGGCGCGTGTCGTCATGCTGAAGGCTCATGCCGCAGCCTGCTGCGGCTCGTACGAAGCCATGAAGGAACGGACCCTTGTTTCGGTCTCGGGCCAGACCCGGCGACCTGCGCGGATGTCGCGCACGAAGTGGGGGTCGTTCATGGCTTCGCGGCCGAAGCGAACTGCCGACACGGAATGGCGAGCTAGGAAGGCTTCGATCGCCTTCGCGAGGGGCTGCATGTCATCCATGGCTCCGCAATGTACGTAGGGCGCCCCCTACGGTCAAGCGAGAACAGTAGGGCGAACCCTAGTCTTATCGTGGAGCCGCCAGTGTGGGAAACGGCCCACATGGCGAACGACGACCGTACTCCGTTGCAGAGGGCAGTTGCTGCTCGGATCGCGGCATCAGATCGCACGCGGGATCATTACGATAGCCAGCTACGGAAGGCGCTTGAGACTACCGGTAAACCTCTTTGGGATATTGAACGGGGCAAGGTGAAGCGGCCAAGCCCACGCATCCTTCGAGCGATAGAGCAGGTGCTTGGCTTCGAGCCGGACGAGCTCGTCAATCTAGTGCATCCGAGAGATGATCAGCCTGCCGTGCGGATGCCTATCTCCGAGCGTCGAGAAGTCTCCTCCGACAGCACGCCTACGCTGTCGGTTGATGGTGGCGAAACAGTCGAAATCACCCGCCTAGACCTGTCCCTACCCATGGGACCTGGCGCGACTGTCGACGACTTCATCGAGAGCGAGCCGCTGAAATTCGACCTCGGCTATGTCCGCAGCTTCACCCGCACGCCGCCGCACCGTCTGCGCCTAGCGGCCGGGGCAGGGGACAGCATGTTTCCGACGCTCGTGCCGAACGATCTGGTCTGGATCGACACGACGCAGAACCAGCTACTTCACGCCGATCGCATTTACGCCGCCTCAATCAATGGTGGTGCAGCTATCAAGCGACTGCGGCCGGTAGCGGGTGGCCGCCGGGTGCTGGTGATCTCGGACAACAAGATGGTGGAGCCCTACGAGGTTGACGCCAGCGAGGTCGTGATCTGGGGCCGAGTTATCCGGTTTGCGAGGGATCTGTGAGTACTGCGCTGGCTCAGCACGACGAGATCATCATCCGTTACGATGGCCTCGATGCCGCTAACCACTCGATCGAAATCGATGCTCTTGGAGACTCCCTTAAAGGCCTGGGCAGGATCATCGGGGTCGCCGCCACGTTCGCCATAACGGAGAAGCTCGTCCTTCATTCGGATGCGCGCCCCCTGAAGGTCGTAGTCGGCCCACCTGAAGCAAACTGCTTAACGCTGCATGCGGCTCTCGCTTGGGTCGATCAGAGCGACTTCATGGCGGGGACGGCTAGTGCATTAACCGCGAGTCTGGTAACGTACGTAATCACGCGGTTCGCTAGGCGAAAAGAGGAAATGAAGCATCTCCGCGCCATTGCAGAGCAGGCGCTCAAGCAGGCGGGTCATAGGGATGATGCTATCATCACGCGCCTGCTGGACACCGTGGACAAGATGGCGGACAGCCTGAAGCCCGCCGTTCGTAAAGCTGTGAAACCGGTCGGCGTGACCGCTCAGACCATGACCATTCGTGGCTCTCGCGCGGATGGCGAAGCCCTCGTTGTAGACAAGGCGATGCGGGATGTAATCGACGCTGACGAGCCTATCGAGATCGGCGACGAAGTAGCCATCACCGTCCGGTTCTTCGAGATGAATTGGGATACTCGGACTTGCCGTATCGCGACTGAAAGCGACCCGGAGACTAGATACTCAGCTGAGATCACCGACCCAGCAATTCAGGTTCCGAACAACGCCTACGCGACTGCCTTCGCAGGACAAACACCGCTAGCCGTCCGAGCAAAGCCTACGCTGCGGGAAGGCGAAGTAGAGCGGTGGTACATCAGTGCGCATTTCTAAGTGCCCCGTCCCGCCCTTAGCCTCTCTGTCGTAGGCGCCGACTACCCCAACAAGCGCGGCCCGGGGCGCCGTTTCGAGCTGCAAATCTGCCAGCCATGCGAGCCGGTCCAGCTCGTACCTGAGCCCAAGAACCCCGCTGACGAACACGCAATCGCGGTGTTTAGCTGCCGCGGCATCCAGATCGGCTACCTCGCCTCCGAGCGTGCGGTGCTCATCAGCGGCATCATGGCGCGGGGCGAGGAAGTGCGCGCCATCTACCAGCAGCCCGAGCCCTACGGTGCCGTCATCCGCGTTGCGTTCGATGGTGAGGAGCCGGTGTTGCCGGTGCTTAAGCCAAAGCAACCACCCGTCGAGACAGTGGACCCGGAGCATGATTGGTATCCGGACGAAGAGTGGCCCGAATAAAGTAGGGCGGGCCCTACGATTGTGGATTGACAGCGTAGGGCGTACCCTACATACCACCTCCATCACCTCAGCCCGCCCGCAAGGCCGGCTCGATGACGGAGGCCGATGTGGCAGAGCAGCAGGGATTGGAGCGGCAGTTCGCGGCGTGGGTCGCTGAGCAGCCTGCCGAACGCGGCTACAACTACATGGACAATTGCGGTTGCGCGCTCGCTGCGTTTCTTCGTGAAACCGGCGTTGATGCTGACCCGCATGTTGGCGGCTTCGGCTGGGGCGACAAGGACAATGCCGACCTCAACCCGTTTACCGGCGAGCATCTTGTCTATGCTCTGAGCCGCTTGCCGCACACGTTCGGCGCGTTGTCGGAGCGCCTGTCGGTTCCTCAGGTGCGCGCATGACCGAAGGCATGGCGACGAAGCCTGAGAACCCGACAGCTTACCCGAGCGGCGATTTCACTGGTTGCGAGCCCGGTTATGGCATGACCCTGCGCGACTGGTTCGCGGGTCAGGCGCTTGGAGGCATGTGCGCCACACTGGATGGCGTGGGCGATCCTAATTGGGAGCTGCTGGCGTCCGACTCTTACAAGGCTGCGGACGCCCTTCTTGTGGAGCGCGGGAAGTGACCGAAGGCATGGCGACGAAGCCTGAGGGGTTTCAGGGCGACCCGACCACATGGGCTTACAAGGACGGCGTGCGCGCTGCTCGGGCTAGCGAATACCGCGACAGCAACCCATGCGACCCAGACCGTGAGAATCTTCGTTGGCTGAATTGGCTCGCTGGGTTCGACGCAGCCACCACCCCAACCAAGCCTGAGGGGCTGCCGGAAGGCATGGTGGAGGCACTTGTGACGCGGCCTGAAGCATCAACCATGGAGCGTCTTGCGCAGGTCATTCAGGGTTCAAACCTGAAGCCGACCAAGCGTTTCCTTTCGGCGGCGTTTCTTGGCTACGAGCTGGCCAAACATGAACTCGCCTACACCCCAACCAAGGCGGCAACCGCCGAGGGGCAGGGGGAGGGTCCTTTTGGCTACTGGGTAGAGCAAAAACACGCCGATCCGGTGTTGCTGCGAAAGCCGGCCTACATCCCCGAGCCCAACGAACGGCGCACGGTAACGCCGCTTTACGCTGCACCGTCGCGTGCGGAACAGATCCTCCACCGGATCGCGGTGCTAGTCAACGCGGGCAAGATCGAAGGCCTGACTTCCGACGCTGTAGAGGCTTTGGAATCTGCCGATCTTGCAGCCCTCGCCAACCTCCCCGGAGGTTGTGATGCGAGCTGAGCGCTTCGACGGGGTCACCCTGTACCGCGAGATCGACGCGCTCGGCGGTACCGCTGAGAGCGAGCACGACAAGGGCTACGTCGCCGCGATTGACGACGTGCTGGCGATCCTGTCGCGGCGCGGGTTCAGCGAGCACCGGAGCCCGTACTCGGATGTGATCGACGCCCTAACACCGGTGTTGGACGACCTTGGCGTTCCGGGGTCGGACGGCTGGACGGGTGGCCATGTGCACACGACCGATCTGGACCGGTTGCAGGCGGCGATTGCTCAGGTGGAGCAGCTCGCATGACCGGCACCAAGCGCCGCGCACTGGTCGAATACGACGACAAGCGGCTGCGCGACCGGCTGCACTGGACGGTGCGGACGTGGGGCCAAGGTGTCGGCGGATATGCCGCAGCAACCGGCAAGATCGCCAGCTGGAACGACAGCCAAGAGCGCGCTGAGGCAACGGCACAGGTCTGGATCGAGCGCGGGATCTACCCGGCGCACCAGACTGACGCCGACCGCGCAGCCGTGATGATGCGGAGGGCGGCATGAACCCGGTGCACATCCTGTTCGCCGTGGCGCTGGTCACTGCGATCTACGCGATGGTGAGCGAAATCCGTGCGGCCAACACCCGCCTCGCCACCACTGGCTCAAGTCCGTCCGCCCCGCGTGCGGAAGCGCATTTCAATGAGGAGATTGGTCGTGGGTGAGCATACCCCTGGGCCGTGGGTCCTGAACCCTTTCAGCGCGCAGGTGGACTGCGACAAGCCCTCCAAGCTGGGCGGGCTTCTGCCGATCGCGCAGATGCTTTGGCCGACCGACGAACGCAGCGAAGAAGAGACAGAAGCCAACGCCCAGCTGATCGCCGCCGCGCCTACGATGGCTGCTTTTATTCAGAAGCGGGCGGACGAGGGCGACCTAGACGCTATCCAGATCATGGAGGCGATCCATGGGAACGCCTAAAGGCACAAAGCCGTGGAATGCAGGCACTTCGCGAGGGTGGACCGACAAGCGCGGATACCGTTGGCTTTACGTTGAGGAAAACGGCCGGAAGGTCGCGCGCAGGGAACATCGCGTCGTTATGGAGCGGCACCTTGGCCGCAAGCTTGAGCCATGGGAGCTGGTCCATCACCTGAATGAGGACAAAGCGGACAACCGCATTGAGAACCTCGCGGTCCAGACTTTCGGCGAGCACACGGTTGAGCACCACACCGGAGGCAGGAAAAGCGAGGATGCCCGCCGTAGCATGGAAGCCTTTGCTTTGCTTCGTGAGGAGTTGAACCGCGAGCGTCTCGTAAAGGCGGAGTTGCTGGAAGCGCTGACGTGGGCGGTCGATCACTTCGACGGCAACACCCGCTGCAACGCTGAGCAGGAAACGAACTGTATCGAAATCTGCCGCGCCGCCATCGCCAAAGCGACAGGTGCAGCATGAGCCTAGGTTCATTCACCACCGAACTCTGCTGGGAAGATGCAGACGGCAACGAAGTCGAGGCGTCGGTTCGCGTGCTCTACAGCCGCCACAACGCCTATCCGGAAACCTTGGAAGATATCGGCTGTGAAGCTGCGGTCGAGATCATCAGCATCACGCCTGCTGATCCGACCATCCGCGTGCCTGAGCGCTTCGAAACCGACGACGACCTGATGGCCGAGTGCATGGCCGATTGGGCTGCCGAGAAGATCGACGCCGCTGAATGGCGCGCCCAGTGCCGCCGCGATGATCTGCTGATGGAGCGGTTCTGATGACCTACGACTTCGCCCACCCCTGGGATTCCGTCACGCCGCTCTCCTGCCGCGCTGTCAGCATGGACAACCGGCTGTTCCGCATCTTCGCCAAGCCTGACGACGAGTGGACGGCTGAGGACCGAGCTTATGTCGACGCCAAGGAGCGTGCGGCTGAGGGGGAGGGGCTGTGAACGCGCCCGCATCTTTCACCGACGCCCAGTTCCGCGCTTCTGTCGTCGGCGCCGGCGAGGTGTCCGCGCTGTTCGGCGTGAACCCCTGGCTGACCGAGTTCGAGCTTTGGCACCGCAAAACCGGCGACGTCGGCGTGCCCGAGTTCAACGCGCTGCGCCCTGATGGGACGCCAGAGAACGAGCGGATCTACTGCGGCGTCAAGCTCGAGCCCGTCATCATCGAAATGGCGAAGGAGCGCTGGGGCTACACCGCCCGCGAACAGGTCAAGCACCTCACCAACGGCAACGGCCTTGGCGGGCACCCTGATCGACGCGTGATCTGCCCCGACCGCGGCCCCGGCATCCTTGAGGTGAAGATGGTCGATTGGCTCGAGCGCAAGAAGTGGGGCGACGAGCCGCCGACGCACTACCTGATCCAGAACCAGACATACCAGGGGCTGGACGGCGTGAGCTGGGGTGACGTGATCGTGCTGGTGGGCGGTAACTCGCTCGAGCGTCACCAGTACGATTTCCGGCCGAAGCTTTACGCCGAGGTGCAGCGCCGCGTTGCCGATTTCTGGCAGTCGGTTCGCGACGGCAATGCGCCGAAGCCGGATTACAGCCGCGACGGTGACACGCTGGTCGAAGTGCTGGGCACGCCGACTGACGAGCTGGCGGACCTGCGCGACAACCTCGAGGCCGAGCAAGCCGCCATGGAGTGGACCGAAGCTCGAGCGCGCCGGTTCGCCGCTGAGGCTGACGAAGCCACCGCCAAAGCCCGCCTGATCGAGATGGTGGGCACCGCCGGCGCGGCGCTCCTGCCGTCGTTCCGGGTGTCCTGCAACATGACCAAGGGCTCGAGCGGGACCCTCATCACCGACGCCATGGTCGGCACCACGATCAACGCCCGCAAGGGCTACCGCCGCTTCGACATCAAAGAGAGGAACGCATAATGGCCACCCAGCTAGCCACCCGGGATAACAGCCCCGTCGCCGTCATCCGCCAGAACCTCAACGCGATGGCGCCATCGTTCAAAGCTGCCCTTCCGGCGCACATTACGGTCGAGAAGTTCACCCGCGTCGCCATGACTGCGGTTCAGAACAACCCTGACCTGCAGAATGCCGACCGCAACAGCCTATTCGGCGCGATCGTGCGCTTGGCACAGGATGGATTGCTGCCCGACGGGCGGGAAGCTGCGATCGTGATGTTCGGGAAACAGGCCCAAGCCATGCCGATGATCGCCGGCGTGCTGAAGAAGATCCGCCAGTCGGGTGACGTGGCGTATGTCTCAGCGCAGATCGTCTACAGCAACGATCGGTTCAAGTGGACCCTCGGCTTTGACGAGAACGTCGAGCATGAGCCGGCACCGCTCGATCAAGAGCCTGGCGAAGCTGTCGCCGCATATGCCGTCGCAGTGCTGAAGGACGGTAGCCGCTTGCTCGAGGTGATGCGCAAAAGCGAAATCGAGAAGGTCCGCAACGTCAGCCGCGCTAAGGGTAATGGCCCTTGGGTGCAGTGGTGGGGGGAGATGGCCCGCAAGACCGTCATGCGCCGCCTGTCCAAGCGCCTGCCAATGTCCACGGACATAGAGGACCAGTTTGAACGCGACGAAACCCTCAAGACCATCGGCCAAGATACCGGCCCTTCCGAGGTTCACGAGATCAAGCTCGCTAGCCGTCTCGACGCCATCGAAGCGCAGATCGAGGACGAACCCCAAACCGGCCGCGCCGAAGAGGACCACGGCGACCAGCACGACGGGGCCGAGCGCATCACGGACGACCTCTTGAGCCAGCACGAAGGGAAGTGAGCATGAAGCAGGAACAGATCGACGCCATCAACGAGCTCTGCACCGACGTCTTCAAGGGCAACGTCGAGGCGGGTTGGTACACCGACATCACCACAGGTCTCCCGCGCGACCGCAACATCGGTGAGCTGCTGATGCTGATCGTCAGCGAGATCGCCGAGGGCATGGAAGGCCATCGGAAGAATCTGCAGGACGACAAGCTGCCGCATCGCTCGATGCTGGAAGTCGAGCTCGCCGACGCCTGCATCCGCATCTTCGACCTGGCCGGCTACCGCGGCTTGGACCTTGGCGGCGCCATCGCTGAAAAGCGCGCCTTCAACGCGACCCGGGCCGACCACAAGATCGAGAACCGGCTTGCGGACGGCGGCAAGGCTTACTGAACAAGCCCGCTCACACCGAGCGAGGCCGGGGCGGGCGGTTCACTCCCTTGCTGCCCGCCGTCACCGCAACCCGAGGAAAAGACGAGAGACATGCAACCCGAGATCAAGAAGCAGCTTATGCACGCGCCGGAGCGTCTTTCGGACCTTCATGGGGACGATCGGCGCCGGGCACTGTTCGCGCGCGCTGACCAGGCAACCCGCAACTGGCTGGCTACCCGTCAGCCTCGGTCGCTGCTTAGCTGGCTGTTCGCAGCATGAGCGACACCGGAGCAATGGGCGAGCGGGAGCCGATCGAGCGCGTCATGCTCGCTGCATGGCTGGGCGTCGAACCGCATCAGCTTCCTGAGAACATGCGGGCGCACACCTGTGCCGACACCATGGAGCGCTGGAAGAAAGTGGGTGAGGCTGCTGTTGAGTTTGCCCGCCTCGCCCATTCCGACGAGACGGCGGGGATGGAGATTGGCGAGCCGGTTAGCGAGTTCATCGCTCGGGAAACGGAAAAGCTGGTGGAGGCTTTGCGCGAGATCGCGGAAGCGCACCTTGGCGATCAACCCGCTGCGTCAGGCGGCAGTGAATACGATTGGGCAGTACGTCACATAGCCCGCATTCGTGGGATCGCCCGCACCGCCCTCGCATCGGGAGCATCGAGCAATGTCGGCTGATCGCGAACGCCCTATGAACGAGCATCCCTGCTATGGGATATTTTCTACCTCACCGGACAAGCGGTCGCATCGGCACTGGTTTGAGAATGGCCGTCTTATGCCGACTTGCCAGCGGTGCGGCACTCCGATTGACGAGAAGCACAAGGAAGTTGGCCCGGTTTCGTGGGAGCCGCCGCGTCTTGTCGAACGCTTTACCAAACCCGCAATGTCGGGTGATCCGAAGGGGCTGCGGGAGGCGGCGATAGTCTGCGGCTATTGCCGGGCTGAGTTTCCCGACAACATCGCGTATCACATTCACGCTGTTTCGATGCACGACGCCCGCATTCCAGCGGATCGGCAGCGCAAGGTGATCCTGCACCTGACCAAAGACCTCACCCCCGCCACGACGCCAGCGGAGGGGGAAGAACCAACCGTAACGCTTCTACCGTCCGAGTTCAGTCGGATCATGACCGAGAACGCTGCTGCCCGCTCCACCCCCGGCGCGGGTATCAGCGAGGCGCGGGAGCGTATTGCGCGGGAGGTACTGGCGAAGATCGTAGAGGCCGACGACGCCGTCAGCGGTGCGCGACCGACTAGTCCGCTCGGCAAGACCACGGCCTATTACATCCGGGACGGCCAAGGGACGAGCGTCACGGCTTGGCAGGCCATCCGTGCCATGCTCGATTTCGCCACAACCCCCGCGCTGTCCGAGCCGGAGCAGAGGGGTGGGGACAGCAAAGCGCTGGCAGAAGCCCGCAAGCGCCTAGCGACGACACGAGCATGCCTCGACTGCAACGCCGATGACGTGCGGCGGTGGATGGATACCGTCGCCTTTCTGGAGGAGTTCGCCTGATGCTAGTTAAACTAGGCGCGCTGATCGTCGGCCATGCGCTTGCAGACTACCCGCTCCAAGGTGATTTCCTCGCCAAGGCGAAGAACCGCACCACGCCTATTCCCGGTGTGCCATGGTGGCAGGCTCTTGGGGCTCATGCGATCATTCATGGCGGCATCGTTGGCTATGTGACCAAGCGTCCGTTGCTCGGCGTCGCTGAAACGGTCGTGCACGCGGTCACGGATGATCTGAAGTGCCGGGGGAAGCTAACCTACAATCAGGATCAGGCGATCCACACGGCATGCAAGGTGCTGTGGGCCATGCTCGCCGCCAAGCCCGTTCCTGCTGAGGGAGGGGAGTAA